TCTGGCGGGCGTTGGCACCCTCACAGCGACGCTCTCACTTGCCACAGCCCTGACCGAAACGAATACAGGCATAGGCCAGCTTTCAGGTACCCTTGCAGCGAACACCGCCCTGAGTTTGAGTATGGCAGGTGTTGGGACGCTGGCCGCTCAGATGTCCGCACACGTGATACTCTCGACATCACTCGTTGGGGCGGGTACACTTTCCGGCGTCTTCTCACTTCGAGTCGCCCTGTCGCTCACCTGTGCCGGAGCTGGCACGTTCATATCCAATCTCACCATCACAGGCACGACCATCCAATTTCTCACGGCGACCTGGGTCACGAGAGACGGGAACGCAACGTGGACGACGAGAGATGAACAGGCGTCGTGGCAAACGCGCGACGAACTAGTAGCAGCATGGAAAGGAAGGTGACGAGATTAGAGGTCATCCATGTCGGAAAAGAAGGCAATGGCGAGCTGCTCAAAGAAATCACGAATGGGCTTCGTCACGATACGAAAAAACTTTTTCATGGGAGAGAGTATACCACAGCAGGCAAGGAGGTAACACATGTCATGGTCGCCTTTGACCGCCGGAGACGGGCGGGCATCACATCACACATTTACGACCGATAGCGGCACGTTTCTCTTGACAGGGGTGGCGAATGGTTCACTAGCGATGCACTTAGAGGACATTAACAACAACTATGCGTTATACATATGTACGGGGGCCTGGAACATCACGAACGTCGGCTCGGTAGGCCCGCCGGTTGTGGCATCGACGGCAGACTTTACGCCGTCTGCTGCCGATCTCTTACCTGCCAATCCGCTCGGCAAGCCAGGCCTGTACAAAGCCTACCCGGTCGTGACGCTCGGCACCGGGCCGGTTGCGATGGACAGCCAGTTACTTCAGGTAATAAGTGAGCCATAGAAAGGAGTTCTATGAAACGATCATTTCTTCTCGCTCTCATAGGTGTCGCCATCATTGTCGTCGTGATCAGTGGAGTGCTCGCCTTCACCCGTGCGGCACCGACAATCGTTCCAACACCAACACCAACTCATACCCCGACGAGTGTACCAACTGGCACACCGACACACACGCCTACGCCTATCATGACACCTGAGAACGGGCTAGGCTAACACTGAAAGGAAACATTTTATGTCTCTCTTACTCAAACTCGTTCAACCCCATGCCGTCACCATGTTTATATTAGCTCTTATCTGTCTCGTCGGGTATGGCTATCCAGGGTATCGAGGACGATCAGAGTCGGGAGGCGGCGGCTTCCTCTGGCTGCTGTGGCTCATCGGTGGGATAATGGCGGTCGTTGCCTGGATTATACTCGTCTTCGCGTAAAGGAAATCTCATGAAATGCATATGGTGTCGTAAGCGTGAAGCTACACAAGATATGTATTGCGAACAATGTAACGCTGCGCTGACAGAAGTGCAAAAGGCTTTCATGGCTGATACATTTGAGGCGGCGTGCTGGCGTTTAGCCAAAAGCATCCTTGAATTGAAGAAGGCCATTCGAGCAGATTTGCCACGCTGGTTGAAATGGTTGGTAAGCGTATGACATTATTTGGTCTAGATTATATAACCGGCCCACCGATTGCCGATATGAAGGCGGCTGGTGTCTCGTTTGTGTGCCGCTATCTCTCCTTTGTGAATAGCCTGACACAGATCAAGCTGCTGACCCCAGGTGAAGCCAAAGCACTTTCAGGTGCGGGTATCTCCATCGTGAGCAATTATGAGTGGTATGCGGCGCGAGTAGTCGAAGGCGCAGTTGCAGGTCAGCAGGATGCACAGATCGCGGCAAAACAGCACGCCGCATGTGGCGGACCACCTGATAGGCCGATCTACTTTAGCGTGGATGCCGATCTCACAGGTTCGCTATGCGCGGAGTATTTTCAGGGCGTCGCATCGGTGATAGGCAAGGGTCGCACAGGCGCCTATGGCTCCTATCGGGTCTTGCATGACTTGTTCAACGCGGGACTCATTACCTGGGGATGGCAGACGTATGCATGGTCGGGAGGCGCATGGGAGCCAAGGGCGCACATCCAGCAATACCTGAATGGTGTTTCAATGTCCGGCCATTCAGTCGATTATGACCGCTCGATCAAGGGCGACTTCGGACAGTGGCGAGTAGGAGGTACGTTTATGATTGATCTCTCGACGCCTGGCGTGGGCAACTACTTTACGCAAGGAGCAAATGGGTGGTGGATTTCGACACGAACAAAAACATCAACAGGACAGCCGATCTATATCCACGGCGAAATCCTGGCCACGTATCAAACCTTTGGAGGGAATTACTCATGTGGTCTGACACATCTCGGACTTCCTGTGAGTAACGAGATACCGCTTGGCGGTACGCATGGGGCCACGAAACAGCACTTCGAGAACGGGGTACTATTCTATGACCCGGCGCATGAATTCGATAGCAGACCAGGAGAGCCAACGTCGGTATCAGTCTATCTGGCGCACATTTACAGCGGGCCGGGAATGGATCCTCTCGTTGCTGAACTGCAAACCGAAGTAGGGCAATTACAACAACAGCTTGCAGTGGCTACGCAACCGATAGGCATACCAGCCGAGAAGGTGGCTATTCGATTGGAAGCGATTGGGCTTGCTTCTCACAATGGGGATGCCGCTATTCAGGCGTTGGTCACACAGCCTATTAGTTAGGAGGAATTATCTTGAATACGAATACGACCCGTCTTATTGACATACCATCAACCATCCTGGCCATCCTTCTCATCGTTGGTGGCCTCATCCTCTTGTTCTTTGGCAAGGTGACGTATGTGGAGCTGTCCTTTTTCATCGTGACGGGCGTGGGACTCGTCGGTGGCGTTGCCGCGCTCAAAGCCCCATCACCAGCTCAGGCGCAACAACTCTCGACGCTTGCAGAGACAGCACAGACGCACGCAGACCAGATGAGCGCAACGCAACAACAACTCGGGCAAGTGCAAGAACTGGCGTTACGCGCTGCCAATGGTGTGTCATACCTACAGCAGCAAGGACAAGCTCCTATGCAACCACAGGGGATGGTCAATCTTGCAACGATGGCAACGTCAGCACAACCACAACTGCAAACGCAATTCATACAGCCCGTTCCGCAGCCTGTACAATATGTAGACTACGGGAGGCATTTCGGTGATTCACAGGTGATGCCCGCCGCACAGGTCGGCCCGACTCTGCCCTATCCAACCGTGCCAGCGCAGTAGACACGAAAAAGCCCTGGTGATGAGCCAGGGCTTGGGATGGACGAGGGAGTGCGAGCTATTCCATGATCTCTCCATTTTTCTTTGAGAGATAGAGGCAGTACGTAAATCCGCCCAATCCATTTGGACGCTTGAACTCGCGGCAATCTCGCCCGATTCCTTGCGTATCGGTGAATGTCCAGTGTTTCACGCCAGCACGATCAGAGACGTGTGTATCAGGCGGGAAAGATACATAGACTCCATCAGATCGCAATACTCTATTCTCTGAGCCAATGACGGCCCTGATATTGCCATGCACAAAATCAAATCGCTCGATGATCTGTTCGTTCATGCTCATTTCCTTTCCTGCCCTCTTGCGGGCTACTCGCTCGGCACTGCGGCGTGTGCGATAACTACTACTTAATTTGCAAACACTTCGTCAAAATTGGCTAGAAGCAATTTATAGGCGGCCTCATAATCGCCTAACTCGTTTCTTTCGCAGTACAAGACAGCCTTTTTGTAAGCGTCGAACTGCGCTTGACTGCAATTCTTTGCTCCATGTTGCAAGTGATCGGCGTAACGACGTTCAATCGTGATGTATGCGCCATTCTCGCCAAACGCCTTGAAGCTGTAGCGTGTCTTGATCGTCGGTTGCGCCGCAAGCCTAATAAGCTGTTGGCGTATCCAGGCCTGCCGATCTTGGCCGTCTTCACTAGCCTTGACGGTCAGAGCATTGGCGATGTCTTCAGGAACATCGCGAATGAGAATATCAGGCATTGCTTACCTCTTTCTCGACCACTTGCACACGGCACGCTACTTGTTTGCCATTATATTCTACGTAGATGCGATCACTTGCGTACACCTCGAAATCTTCTGGCATATCCTTCTCAGCAACTTCGTGAACAATAACATGAGGCACACGGTTCACTGGTAGAATGCTTACAAACTGTACAACCTTTGCCTTTGCCATGTCCGTTTCTCCTTGACTCTTCTCTCATTCAGATATCACATATATCTGATAGAGTAAGTATATATCGTAGATATCTGTATGTCAAGTGTTTTTGGCACCAAAATAAGCACTTTCAAAATATTCGCAAAAACTCATAATCGGAAGTCATCGTCGGATGCTCGCAGTTCAACTTTATGCGGCGGCTTGACGACTTGCAAGCCTGTGACGGTTTCAGGGCCGAGTGTGCGCGTGATCTGCTTCCTGTGTCTCATATCGGTATCGATCTTCAAGAGCTTGCCTGGTGGCTCCATGTTCAACTGACGCCTGAATGATCTCTGACGAGCACCTAAGACCTGTATCGGGCCTGTCGTTTGTGGCGGCGGCGAGTTCACAGAGAGATGTGGCGCAGTGTTGATGGTAATCATCTCACGCGCGTGCTGCACTTCCGCTTCAAGCTCGTGGATGCGTTCGAGCAACTCTGCTGCCGTCGGCTTTTCAGGTGGAAAGATGCTATTCAGGAGGCGCAGGAGTGCGAACCTCACCCATATCAGCCTCATTGCTGTCTTTCTCTCCGTTCTCTAACCGTTCATCTCGAAGAAGCACCAGGGCATCGAGTCCCATAGCGTGCATCTTTGTGCCATTCGCCTCTGTGAAAAGCGGTGCTGCTCTCTCGTAGCCTTGCACATGCCTGGGGTCAGATCCCATCAGGGCAACCATACAGATAGAGTTGAGCTCCAGATCAGTCAGTTGATCTGTGATCATTTTCACGGCTGCATAGACGTATGCGGGTATGTCACTCATGCTCTTCCACTTTCTTTCGCCTGGCTTCATCTTGCACGCGCAACTCTTCCAGCAGTCGGTACCGATGCTTTGCGACCCACTCGTAAACGTACAAGGCGCTTTCGATGTCGATGTCGATGAACGAGTTATCCACATCAAAGAGGCGCACACGCCGATCAACCTGCACGATGTTTCCTATCAGCATCACGCATCTCCTTTCGCAGCCTCACGCCTGACAGGATGTACTGGTATACAGAGCATACCATCTTGCCACTTGCGACCATAATGATTGCAGAGGAAGACACACTGAGCCCTGAACTCTCCAATTTGTTGTGCCGACAACCTCAGTTCAATCACGGATACATCAGTCCAGAGATAGAGTGCGCCTTGTTCCTCGTCAATACTCCACCGTGTCGGGGCAACTCCATAGCGCGCCAATTCACTGCTCATCACGCGCCTCCTTTCGGCAGGCGCGTGACTCGTCGAGGTCGTGCTGGTATGGGGGAAGGTAGTTCGATGGTTCGCATCTCAAGCGCCTTGATATCAGTTCGTGCCTCCTGTAAGGCATCGTTCAAGGCGGCATTCTGCGCCATGAAGTGCTCGCTCTCTTGCTGGTAGCGAGTTATAGAATCCCTCTGATTGAGCAGCTTTTCGTGCAGATCATCATTCTCACGGTTGAGTTTGTCGCGCTGTACACGCGCCTCAGCAAGCTGGGCTGAGATCCTCAAATTCTCCGCGCGTGCTAGACGCAGGTTTTCGACCGCGCCTGTGAGCGTGCTATTCTCCGCGCGTACCGTATCGAGTGTTGCCGTCACTTCTCTCGCTCCGCGCTCATAGCCCTGGATCTGCCCTGCAATCAGGCCTACGATAGCACTTGTCACGCCGACACCGAGCAGCATGACCACGGCAATCGGCCAATAAAAAGTAAGCATACGTTTCCTTTCTACAATGCTGCAAACAACTTTGCGAGGCCACCAACAAAGAACCAGTAGAGGACAGCCCCTGCCAGGTTAAAGCCTTGCGTCAGCCATATAGCAATGCCCGACGTGGGCGCGACAAACTTCACGATCACCGCGATTACAATAAGGATGATCAGCCATTCGATCAATTTCAATCCCCAGCGTGTCGGTAATACATTTGCAACTCCACTAGCCATGTCATGCTCCTTCCTGAGCGGCTTCATCGTTCAACAGTTCAACACCGCTTTTCAGGTAGGAATGTATCCAGCCTATTTCACGCTCTCTGGGCGAAACGTTATCGTCAACGACTTCTAACGTTAACATCCAAGGCAGCATATCGGCATCAAGGATGGCTTGTATCCTATCTTGCTTAGGTTTATTCTCACCTGTCATAAGCATGTGTTGCTTGAATCGAAGATAAAGGTTATTGGTAAATCCAATGTAAAAAACTTGTCTATCTCGTGGGTCAACTATTCCATAAATCACCGTTGAACCTTTGTGATAGGCCGCTCCCATGTTGGAGCCATCATTGATACGCTTATTGTAGCGGTTCGTTTTGCTGCCATCGAATACGAGGTCTAGCTTCTTGATTTTGCGCTGAGGGGTATCTTGAGGTATAGTATTATCCATGCGAGAACTCACTTTCTTGCATCGGCTAGGGGTATTCCAAGTACCGCCTAGCACCACAATATCTTTACACTCATTATACCACATAAGTCAACTCACCCCGCCTCAGAAGCCGCTTCAACAGGTGTTTCTGTTAAAGGAAAATCATAGCCTTCCGTTAAACAATACTCCCACAATTCGTTAACCAAATCACGCCTGACTTCCAACGGCCAGACTGTTGTATCAACGTCTTCTACATCGGCAAAGGCTTCAGCAAAGGCTTGAAACTGCTCAGGTGTGCATGTCTCAGCATCACATACCTGTTCCAGTCCTTCGAGATTGAAGGTCAATCGGTGTAGATCGAGTAACTTGAACCTTCTTTCCTTTTCGTGCTTTGCGGAAGTATTCTGGATATTGCCGTCTGTAGTATCGTCGCATTTGTTCTGAGACGTAGTTGTCATTAGGCCACGCTCCATTTCTAGCTTGGACTAGAGTTAACAAATCAATCACTTGTTCGTTTGTTCGCTGCCTCCCTATCTTCCCTTTGAAGTGCATTTTTTTTGGAAACTTTGGGCCGGAAAAAATTAACGGCTTCGTTTCCTTATTCGTGCCTGAAAAATTATTTTTTGTTAATTTTTCAGGCTTCGATTTCTGAACATTTGTTAATGGTTTTTCCTTAACGGGCGTTAAAATCTTCGAAGGCTCTGGCGTTAAACTTTTCGAAGGTTCGGGTTGCCTCACGACCTCCTGCACAGGTGACGTTGCCACCGTCTCAGGATGCCGAGTCACGACAGGTTGTTCAGGTACGACAGGCTGCACACGCGCTACAGGTTTTTCGGGTATCACAGGGCGGTACGGTGCGGTGATAAACGGCCTATGTGGTCGTTGGTAGGGCGGTAATGATTCGGGTCGGCGTTTCGGTTGTTCAGGTACACGGTCTACAATAGGTGCCGGGTATTCGTAGGGCAGGGGTGGCACAATCTCGATTGGCTCAAAATTGCGCTCTATCCCGATAGGCTCAGATGGCCGGTCTTCTTCTTCATCTGAGCCTCCTATTTTGGGCTATTGCCATTGCTTGATATAGGCTCATAGTTCATGAAATCATTGGCCATGCGCTCATTTTCATCAAAGGTTTTCTGTGCGGCGTCTTCACGATCCTTCGTACGGCGCGCATCTTCCCGTCGTGCAGCTTCATCGGCATCAAGTGGCTCATGTAAAGCAGTCGGATCACCTTTCCAGAAACGACGAAGGCCAGGAAGCCCCAGGCGTTTTGCCTGCTTATATCCAGTTGTGGCAATCTCACGACCTGCTTGTTCACGTGTTCGCCCGAACTCAAGAGAGGCTGGTCGGTTCGTCTGCGCGTGGATAATGAGTCCCAGGTTATAGGCGAAGCGTAGCATGAGGATACCGATAATCCCCGTGATAATCGCACCAACTGGTGAGACGAACCATGTCATATAGCAGCGATAGGCAAGGCTTGAAAGTTCTAAGGCCGCGACGATCTTCTGACTTTCACTTAAAGCAGGTAGGAAATGATTGGTGTTGGATTTACGCTGGTAGGCTTCAAGGTCTTCGCGCGTATACTCGTGATAGACGAAGACGATCATGGCAGCAATAAACAAGACGACACCCATAATGATGCCGAAGATCTCACCACCATGTGGGATATCTCCGAGGATGAGGCTTCCTAACAGACGCCCCAGGTAAAACATTCCGATGGCAAACAAGAGGTGGACGCCGATACAGACGACGACGATAAGCGTACGGCCAACCTTGCCGTTAAAGATAGCTCGCATATTCGAGAGTCCTTTCTATGCCTCATCCGTTTATACAGACAAGGTGATGAGCCGCGTTGAGAGACTTGGGAGCGCGGCGACTCCCTTTTTTTTGAAGCTTTACGGTTTTATGCGCTCAGTGGCTTGCAGGGTAATACTTGTGAGGTAATCACCAGATTTGGCTCAACAAACGCTATAGAAGTCTTGCCCGTTGCAGGGTCTATCAATTGCACCCAGTCAGCATTGGTATTTCCACCAGGATAGAGGGCATTTGGTTCGGGGACAGACCCGCCACTACCACCTGAGTTTGGCTGTGACCACTGTGTATCATACGGCACTCCAAAGCCTTTGACTTTCCCCAGGCATCGTAAACTTCCATCATTCGCAGCAATGTAGGCATTCAGCACAAGTTGAGGATTATCACGCGCTTCATAGATTTGCTTCAACTGCAAGTATTCATAGTAGTTTGTGATGTTAGGTGAAGCCCCCCACTTATTAGCGGCTGTATTCGCATTGTTGATAGTGGCCTGTGTTTGTCCTCCACAGGTATCTGCCATAAATGCAACTGCTATAAGGCATAAAACAAAGGGCAAGAGGACTTTCCACACAGGGACTTCTTTCTTGAAAATTGACACGGTATTTCTCCTTACGGATGGGTTACATCCTGAATAGCCTGATTGACACAAGATCGTGTCGTATCGGGCATCTGAATTTTAGTGAGATCAACGGTAGAGGCAACTTGATAGATATCTTGTTCTATCGCTTTTTTGGTTGTCGTATCCTTGGCTTGTGCTAACTGTAAACAATCATCGCTGAACTTCTGAGCTACAGCATTGGTATGTTGTGCTGAGTTATTAAAGAGGTTATAATCTAGCTGGTTAAATGCTGGCCCTAAAATGTTGACCCAGGCAAGCACTAAAGCACCAATGAGTAAGCAAGCAACGAAGCCATAGATAATCCATTTTAGCCAATATGCCAGTTCTACTTCATCTTCTCCCATGACTATTTTCCTTTCTACACAAGTAATATCAGCAGGCCGAGTACCGCGAAGACGATGATCCCCACAAAGACGGCGAACGCGGCAAGCCTGAGCATGAGCCAGAGCACACGTATCATGCTGATACCTCTATCAATCCTTTCACGATGCATGTCTCAACGAAAATACACATATTCTTATGGCCTTGCTCTGCCTCTTGTCGGGTGGCATAGCGTTTCTGGATGTCGATACCGCCAAAGAAGGTGCTAAAAATGCTCCTGTCATCGGTCTCTGAAATCTCTAAAAGTCTTTCTATGACTTCATCAGAAGCAAACACCATCGTCTCATACAGCATCACATTGTCATTGCCGATCTCTTTACTGATGTGAGCCGAAGCAAGAAAGATGGTAGATATCCACATATCTCCGAAATGATCATTCCCGATATGCCTTTCGTCATGTCGCTCTGCTCTCTCAAACCACACGGCCCATTTCAGATAATCAGGTTCAAGGATTGGGTTTCCTTGGCTATCCAATATATAATTCACTTCTTCTGTACCTCCTTCAGCACGCCTTCCCAATCAACGAACGGCTCCGGCTCCCTCGGCGCGATAGGGCAACGATGCCACAGGCCGTGTACACTCAGGCCCAGGATGAAAAACACCAGGGCAGTCAGGCACAGGGCCATCAGATCAAACATACTGCACCTCTTTCTTACAAATTCGCTCTGTAGTCATCACCAGACATGTCAACGGCAATCTGGCCAATAGACAAGCGCGAGCATGCCGCGCCACCGACGAACACCGCCAGCTCGCTTACACGGTTCGTCGAGAGTGCAATCGGTAAGCCTCTGTTCACACGCTCATTGATAATCTGGAAGTAGACATCTTGCCTGAACTCGTTTGACTTTGCCTTATCTACATCATCCAAGACAAGGAGAGGCGTAAAGATGGCCTTGTGGATAAATTGTGCATACGGTTCGTTATGCGCGATACGGTCTTGAATGGCAAAGAACAATTTCGGCATGGTCACAAACCTGGATGCCTTGCCATTGAAGCGCAACGTGTTGACGATAGCGGCGAGCAAGTGCGTCTTGCCAGTGCCGAAATCCTCAGAGTGTAGGATGAGCGAACCATGCATATCCTGCATCCATTCCTGCACCGTTGCAAAGGCTTCATCCTGATAGCCTGCCTCGAAGTTACCGAACGCCTTATCAACAAGAGATGCGTCTGACCAGTGCTCGCCAAGCCATTCATAATTCTCTTTGATCTGAGAGACCATGAAAGCAAGTCTTTCTTTGGCTTGCTGCTTTTCCTGGTAGCGGACTTCGTAACACTGGCATGTCCCTTTAAGCCAGCGACCAGTTAAGACGACGTAGCGCGGGATGATCGGGCCGCACTTGGCACATTCGTCATATGCCTCTTCCGGTGTCAGATAGCCGCGGCGCGTGACACCATGCGCGGGGTCTGGTACGTTGCGTCGTTCTTGCTGCATGCCTTGCTCCAAACGGGCCACAATGCTGTAGATGTTATCCATTCGCTACAAGTCTCCTTTTCTCAGCGTTGCGCGCTTTCATGGCGTCGATGTTGCGCTGGTTACGCTCTTCATCAATCACAAATGGCTTCGCTCCATTCGTCTTGGCTGTTGGCTGTTGTGCCTGCTTCCAGCCGCTATAACAGTTGACGCAATTACCAAGCTGCACCGCTTTGCGCTTGATACCGGCTGACTCAGCGAGGTCTTTGCGGGTATAGTCGATGAGGCTGTTCAACTGTTTGGCAGTGGTGATAAACGGCGCGAGTTCCGTCACATGCCTATGCGCTGTCTCTGTCATCGTAGGCTTGATATCCTGATTAAACCAGACGTTGCACCACAGCGACCAGAACGCTTGCTGCTGTTCTGTGAGCAGAAAGGGCGGCGTTGGTCGTTTCGGGATGATCTTACGCTTCACCGGAGCACCCCCCTGCACAGCACCGGCACTGTTGGCGGGGGAGTCAACAGAAGAGATGCCGCTATGCTGTGCAGGTGTTTCGCCGGGTTCACCAGTGGAAGTAGCCTGGTCGCTGGTGCTCTCATCCTGGCCGTCACCTGGGGGAGTGACGACTGAGGCGCGCATTCCAGCGCCAGGCGAGTGCTGTGAAGGACTTACCACCTGTCTTTGGTCTTGTCCGTCAGATTGCTCAGAAAGAAGCCGATTCTGGTTCCCAGGTAGAAGCCCCCTATCGTCGTGATCATCACGATCACCAATGCGGTGAGGGCTATCAACAGTTCTTGCATCGCTGTGTCCTTTCGTGGGTGTGAGCGTGAGCACAATCGGGCGCTTTGCCGTGTCCTCAAGGTCACTCTCCTCTTCGTCCAGGTCTTTCGCATAGTCACTTGCTATATGAAGACTGACGGCTTTCTGCTTACCCGTGTCCTCTTTCCATTTTTCAATGTCTGTTACATTTTCGGTGGGCATACTGCGATCTTCGTCAGAAGTCGCAGTAATTACTTCTTGCTCTGTAGTCTTAAAAGAAAGTGTAGTCTTATCTTGTAATCTTATATTTGTATCAAAATCTGAACGCTCTCGTTCATTTTCTGAACGCTCTTTGCTAGAAGTGTTCATATTTTGAACAGTAGCGTTCATTTTCTGAACACCTGTATCATGAGACTGTTCATTTTCTGAACACCTTGAGAAGAAATCAAGATTCAATTGCCAGATATCGGTAATGGTGATGTGGTATTGTGCTTGATCTGATTGCTTCCCACTTCTGCTCACCCTGCGCTTGATCTCTGCATGAATAAGGCCAGCATGATGCAGGTTGCGTATCATGCCAGGATTGTTTTTCTCAGGGTCTTTCGAGCCGCTTAGTGCTCCAATAGAAATACCTGTTCGATCTGAGATATAGCGTAGGGATAAATGGCGTGTCCCCTCTTTGCCACACAAATAGGCAAGATTGATAAACAGCCACTTTTCTTGTGGGTGTAAGTCCTGATAAGACTCAAAGAGTATGTTCGGTGTGCGCGTATAATACTTTGCTTCCTGCTTGATCTGCTGTGCGCTCATTCTTCACCTGTCGATCTATACACTCTGGCTTGCGCCAGGAACATGTGTCGCTTGTTTTGCCCTCACGCTGGTATCTCCAATTCTCCTTGTTGTGGCATATCAGGCATGAGGAACGGTTGCACGGTCTGTAATCGAGCTCGAGCGATTGCAGCCGCATCAGGGTCTATCTCATAGGCAATGAAGTTACGATCTAATACCTTACAGGCTACAAGTGTCGTACCACCTCCTGTAAATGGCTCCCAAATGGTATCACCCGAGCTCGAGAAACAATCAATATAGTAGCGTGCCGTACTCTCATCTTGCCCCCACACATGGAAGCGTTTATCCTGCACTCCTGTAGACCACAGACTCATCACATTGCAACGAGGTAATCCTCTTCCTTTTGAAAATGCCAGAATTGATTTATGGCGGGAAATGATTTTACGCTGCCACATGATAGGCGCATGACCCAAATTCGTTGAAACAAAGTCCCAAAAGTAATCAAGATGTTTAGACATATCCGCTAGTACCTGAGCTTTCCAGTACACGCCGGCATAGGCAAGGCAAAAACCTCCTGGTTTCAAGGCTCGCTGTGCTTCCTGCGCCAGCCATCCGTAGAGTGGTATATACTCTCTGAGGTAAGGCGGATCGGTGAAAATCAGGTCTATCGAATTGTCGGGGATGCTCGAGCTCAGAAGACGAGCATCCCCTGTGATAATCTCATTCATGCTGCACTGCCTCTGGTTCCCCTGGCAACTCTGTGACGAGTTGCCAGGGGGTGATACCAAGCGCGTCTGCGATCTTGCAGATGGTCTCGTTGTGCGCGCCCTGGTATTTGCCCATCTCAATATTCATGATGGTGTATTTACTCACGCCTGCAAGACGGCTTAATTGCTGCTGTGAGAGAAAGGCTGCTTTGCGCCATGCGAGTAAATGGGGTACGGGCGTCCCAGTGTTGTCAATCTTTCTCATGCGCTATCCTCCCTGATGCGTGCCGAAAAATTTGGTAATGATTCGTCGCACTTCCGCGACCGTCTGGTAATGGTAGTTGAAGTGGAACTCCGCACCTTCCAGCGTCCCGGAAGCCGTTCCTACAAAGCGGCTTGTCGCGCTCTCTTCAACCGTTACCGGGATGCCGCTTTGTGCAAAGATCGTGCTTACATCCTCACCCCATGCGAGAACATACTTCTCTTTCTCTTCTTCATTCATGCTCTTACCCACTTTCGCCAGAAGTCACGCCGTCGCCGGTAGCGATCTTCTAACAGACAGGGTTGATCGAAGTCGCAGATGATGCACTCCGATACATGCTCATGCCAACGAATATCGGCACAGTGGAAGCGCCACGCGGCAAACCGTTTCATAACGCCTCCTCAAGCAACGGACGTGGATCTACTTTGCCGAATGATTTGGGGATTTGTTTGCGGTTCTCGTAGCGTCTACCCATCCAATAGCCAGCCTTGCTCCGGTAGATCGTCATAGGCTCGCCATTCACCATGTAGCGTACAGCCATATCCGCTTTCTCTTTGAGTATCTCGGCACGGCGTTCTTCTTCTCGTTGCTCTTTCTCATAGCAGAGGTCACATGCCCGATTCGGGAAGATTTCTCGGCTGACTCTCGGCGGCTGCACTGGCCGCGCCTTCACACATCCGCACTTGTATGTCACCGTCACGTACACAAGCTCAATGACCATGTTGCGCCTCCTTATCCTGGCTGCTCATTGCCGAATCCTGCTTCGTAGACATTGAATACATCCGACGATTCAAAATCTGCCTTACCTTGCTCTTCCGCTTCAATCAATAATTCATAGCCGAATGTATGCCCATTTGGACATTGCATTCCAGCCCACATTTTGAGAGTGGTAGGCGTGAAGACATAGAGGTCGCTATAGTCAAACACCTTTAGGATATGAGTGCAAAATGGGCAGCGTATTGTCACTTTCATTTGCTCACCTCCATCTGTGCTATATCGACGTTCAGGTATATGGCCAGACCGTTATAGAGTTCCTTTTCATGCGAACTCAGATCGTCCCACTTCCTGATCGTGCTCTGTGGAAACTTCATGCCATGCAGATACTTCTCATCGCGTAACACCTTGTTATAGGCGGCGTGAACCTGCTCGCCTGTGAGTGCAATCATGCAGCGCCTCCTTCTGGCTGTGCGCTCTGCCCATCGGCACGAACGCACATCTGCGTGAAGGCGTAGCAGGAGCTACACAGGCGTTTCAGGTCATTTTCCGATGTGATGTAGAGGTACGTCCACTGCGCTTCGCACCGCTCTCTGATTTCTTCACCGTCTTCATCTATACCCATCAGGAATTGAGACTCGCACTGCCGATCGCTGGCCTTGTGCTGGAAGTAGTGCAGGTCGCACAGCATTACCGCGCGGCTATCTGGCAACGTGAACGGGATGATGCCTCGACTCTCACACAGCGAATCAGGCCCGCCGTAACAGGTCGTAGTCAAAATGCCACCTCGTTCTCGTTTATGGTAGAATGAATGTACGTATTTTTACGGTACAGTGGCACGCTATAGTAATGTATAATTGGATAGTCATAGAAATATGACATCACACAACTCCTTTCGAGTTGTAACTAGGCCCTGTACACACCCCTGTTGCGTGTAATACAGCATCTGTGCTATACTACAAGCAAAGACAGATGGAGTGTCCAGGGTGGACACTGACGGAACCTGGAGCGCAAAGTTTTGCCGCCAAACGCTCCAGGTTTTTAATTGCCTTCTTTTTTCGGTCGCCTCTGCCTTCTTAGATAGTCTTCAAAGTCATCAGGGTCAATGCGCCACTCTCGACCAACCTTATACCCTGTCAAAACTCCGTCACGTAACATCTTATTGACATACCGCGGGTTCGTTCTCAGAATTTTGGCGACGTCCTCGACCGTCAGCATAGGTTCCAATTGGGTGAGCTCCGCTACCATGATATCTTTTCCTGAATGATACTAATAAGCACTAAAACGAACTAAGTACAATATATCATGCTATAGATAAAATGTCAAGAAGCAAGCGGTATTCTTTATGCAATCTTTATATGTTCGTTCTTTACAACCGCCTCGCACTCGAAACGGAAGGTGAGCTGTATCTCAGGATGATACACATAGAACGCCTCTAGTTCTGCTAAGATATGTCGTCTTAGGCGATCGCGTAGAGCCAACAAGTCCTTTTGTTGCTCTGGCGTCAACTTTTCCCAATTACTCGTACCCGCAGGATCCCATTCGTTCATCGTTCCCTCTTTTCAGCAGAAATGCCTATCCATTGTACACCGCCCGACCATTGAGAAATCTTCACCGATTTGGTTGAGAAACGATATCATGAAACTGTAGCTGCTTTATCTCTTCAACAATGTCATTGAGCGTTGCAAACTCCCGCTCCAGCAGTTCTCTATTCTTTGCATTGGCTGCTCGCATACGTGCAAGATCAGCCTTCGTGTGTTTGTACCGGGGCGCATTGCGCGGGCGAGCAATCTTTACTTCGAGCGTATAGCACTCTTTCCATTGCCGTATCGTGAAAATATCAAAATACAATTTTTACATTCTTCACTTTCTCACGTCTCTTATAGTGTATACTGTTTGTAGGCATCTCGTAGCGCATCCTCGTACCTCTTCCCTTTGTGTTGCCCTGGCGTCCGTGTACCATTTTGCATAGTGCTGGAACGTGTATATGGATGCCAGTTGGCAACGCTGCCTCGATGCATTTCTCGACTCCATCGAAGACATTTCTGGCTCTCAGAGGAGCCGCGCCCGCTATGCCTACATCCTGGCATCATTCTTCACTGATCCAGAGCGTAACCCTGATACGTATACTCATACAGAAGTACAGTCATTTCTCAACGCCAAAAGTACCAGTCCTCGCAATCGAGGCCGCGACATCTCCCCCAACACGAAAAATAACCGGCTCATGGTGCTCAACTCATTCTACAAGTTTGCCGCCACCTATCAGATCAATGGCGATGCGCTCTTGCAAACCAAACCGCCGACTTATGGCCTGAAATATCTCAAGATCAGAAGCAACCCTCATGCGCTCTCCGCCCAAGAAATCGAACGCTTCTTTGCTGCTATCCCTCATGATACCATCAAAGGCGTGCGTGATCATGCGCTCTTTCTAACCTATTTCCTGACGGCCAAACGAAGAGCCGAAATCATCTCCCTCACCGTGTCCGATATCCAGGAGGCAACGCTCATTGATCGAGCAGGCGAACGTTACCAGGGTCATCTCTTCCAGTACCATGCAAAGGGCCGCTCACGTATCCTCGAGACGCACGAACTACCACCACTGGCCTATGATGCTATCCTGCGCTACTGGCGGGCGTCTGGCCGCTTTGATACATTGCAGCCGACCGATCCGGTGTTCACTTCAACCAGGCCAGATCAGCTCAACCAGATGCTGACCGGCGACTACGCCAACGCACTGTATAAAGACTACAATACGAAAGCAGGATTGGACTCGCGCTATAGTCTGCACTCGCTTCGACATGCTTCCGCACGCCAACGCTACGAACTCGGCTCTGATATTAGAGCCATACAAGAGACGCTCGACCACACATCGCTCACAACCACATCACTGTACCTGAAATCGCTGACGGTGAACCACGATAGCGGAGCCGACTTACTCACGAAACGGTTCGGCCATCTCGGTCATTTCTAGCAATCTGGATTAGACGCCGTTAGACTTCCTACGGAATGCAATAGCGAGATTTCTGTTGAGAACTGTAATAGACAGCCAATCTAACTCTTCATCGGTGAAATTAATTTCAATATTTCCACTCGGATAAATTCTATCTACCTTACATGAATACCAACCAGTTCCAGGTAATAGGTTTGCTCCCTGTTCTACTCCCATAACGTGATATTCAATTTCTTCATCGTCTTCTAGTGCCTTGCGTATTTCATCTAAATTCATACTAATCTCCATGTAACTGCGCACATGTTACCTCACGTACACGACGGTGATTCCCTTGCGGCCCAGGCTCACCTTCTCCAACGGCGATTGACTGGTCACCCGCCAACCCTGCTTGGCCAGCTTCTGTGCGTCGTGTTGAAACGATTTGACCGCCGAGTACCTGGGCCAGCTCCCTTTGTAGACCTTGATTAACTGCTCCGGTGGGCGTTGTATCATGATTTTATCCTTTATGGTATCTGGTATATCAGCTCCTGTGTAGTCGTTTCTATTGTGTGCTTTTCTCTATTGTGTACGGCTCTAGCCCACAGTGGAGGAGGGCTCGTGTGGAGTAGTAAATACTGCAATTGCCCTTGGCATTCTTCAAAACTATTGCAAGCTATAGAAGAGATACCTAGATTCGGGCCAGGTGAGCCGTAAGAATATTCCAAACTCCAGGTTTCATGTATGTCTAATATCGTTTCCAATGTAGGCTCCATACTGCGCCGTGGCATACTCTTTCCTCTCTATGGTATACTATCCTTGTGGTTGTTGAGCAGCGATGAAACTGTGATGAGGAAGCATCATTGCTCATGACTCAGGGCGGCGGTCGGTCAGGCCGCCGTTTTGATTGCTGGCCTCTTATCGGTATCATCCTTTGGCTTCCGACCCGCGCCTTTTCGCCTGATAAGCAGAATTTTCTCAGCATCTTGCTTGCTGTACACATACGTTCTCCTATCTATCTGCTTTCTGGCTATTCTGCCTTTCCTTGCCAGGATAGATAAATAGTTCGGGTGTACATCCCTCTGATTATTCCTGCTCAATATTTCCAAGACCTCGGGTGCGCCAATCCAATCAACTTTTGTCAATGTGCGCCTCCTTTATGTACTAGATAATAGTATACTATGTTCTAGCCAATTTTGCAAGATACGGTAAAATTGGCTGAAATTGGTCTAAAAACACTTGACATTATTAGCTAGATAATATATAATATATATAGATGAGGGAAGTGGGGAGGCTCGGAAAGCCATTTACCGGACTGGTTGCAGGATGGCACACTTCCCTCTCAGAGACACGAAGGAGTGAGACAGTGGAAGAGTTTAACGAGTTACAAAAATTCATGATCGAAGTCTTGTACGATGAGCAATATACGCAGGAGTGGAGCGATCTCTACTGGGGATGGTTCAACTACCTGGCGCTCACGCGTAAGATGGCCGAGTTGAAACAAGCATGAGGTTACTAGAAGACGAGCGGGAGTCATGGCGGCTCTTGCTCGAAGAGGCGCAGAGAGAAGGAGAATTTTCGATGTTTGTGAAGATTGGTGAGATGGCGATAAACCTGAACAATGTCCTGTTTATTGAGCGTGGTACGTATGATAATCGCGCTTGCGTGAAAATCTGGTTTAGTGGATTAAAACATCCTTTATATATCTTTCCCAAGGAACCTGGGTACGCTGAGCTAGTAGCATTTATCGAGGAGCAAACCGCGCTCCTCCACGATTAAGGAGAGTTTGAAATGGAACACCAAGAATTTTACGAGGGCTTATTCCTGACGATGGAGCGATCAGGTCAGGACTTCCGATCTGAGCATGAAAAGCTCGAACAGGAATTGATTGACTGGATAATGACCATTGACCTGTGGAACGTCTACACGAACAAGATTGGGCAGGCCAGTTTGACCGTCAGTTGCTACGATGAACAGTCGCAGCATGAGTTCTACTTCTAAGGAGCACATCATGCAAGAAGCTATCAGAATCCTGTATGAAGAGAACGACCCGATTGAGCACAACGAGGGCCGCCCCTTCTGTGGTCGGCCTGAGTGTCCGTGTAAAGAAGACCGTGAGAATATCAACCTGCTCAACGACTTGATTGAGCGGGGCTTGCTCACCAAAGACGAGGCTGCGTTGATTCTGCGCGGCGCCACGATTTAAGGAGGGTAGTATGAAGAAAAATGTCGTTTACGCGGTTCGTGTTCATTCTGTCGATGGCAAGCGCATCATCGTTCGCGAGAATAAAACGCACGTGTGGCGCATCGGCAAATACACGCCACGAAAGGTATAGTACAATGACCACATTGAGAGAGATTGCAGCACAATTATCCGAGCCATTTGCGCTCGACGATATAGACTTCTTGCCGAAGAAGACCATCGAGAAGGAGGGCAAGACGCTGTGTATGGCCTTGCCCTATGCAGACCCACGCGCCTATGAGGACAGATTGAACGCGCTCTGTCCTGGCGAATGGTCAACGCCACCTCCAACCGCCATTGTCGTTGGCACGAAGCTGGTCTGCTTCGTCACCGTTGTGATCTGTGACGTGCCACATAGCGATGTTGGCGAAGCAGGTCCAGGAGAAAATCAGGGAACGGAGGCATGGGCGCAAGGATTTAAGCGAGCATGTTCACAGGCTGGCCTTGGTAGGTACCTGTACAATCTTGAAAAGGAATGGGTGCCGTTCAGTGTGCAGCGTAAGGTGATCGATCTTGACAAGGCTGGCAAGTACGCTATTGTGCGTAAGATGTATCAGAAGGCGGGTATCATATCAGGACAGCCACCACAACCAAAGCCAGCCTTGCAGACGGTACCAGCACAGTCTGAGACACCATCCGTCAAGGATTTACAAAAACGTTGTAACTCACTCTTCGGCGTGGGTTACTGGCAAGCCATGATCTTGAAGGCGTTGAAAGTTGAGAACATGGATATCGTGCTTAAAGCAGATGACCTGACGGCAGATGACCGGCTCAAGATCGCGGCGTATATGGACTTTGCCGAGGCGAAGAAGGCAAGTTGAAGCATCATAACACATTGCTTTTTCCTCTCAATGTGGCTATACTACTCTTAGATAACCATCGTACCAGGAGTCATCTCATGCATTGCTGCGACACCGGAAAAGTGCCAGCCGTGAGGCTCGAGCATCTCACGGTGAAAGATACCAAGAAGCTCAACCGCGTGGTTGGCGCGATCAAGAACGTCTTTCGCGGCGATGCCAATATCATGCTGATGTTCAGTGGCGGCAAGATCAGCAAGATCAAGTTCCTGGAAACCACCATCCCACTTCCTGACGAGGAATAGTAACTGTCCTTGCTGGCCGGCCAGCACCCATGATGCAGCATGGTGAGTACTAGGCACGCTGCATACGGCCTAGTACACGTGAAGTGTCGTAGCAGGCGTACTCCGCCAAAACGCAGACGCTGGATCTGAACATGATCTGGCGTCTTTTTTATGTCCTGGTCATGCCTGCTCTCATCGATCTCTGCCAGTGTCCTCGATGGAGAGCAGGGCATGGGGTAGAGCTTTAATAGGGCAACATAAGGGTCGTTTGGTAGCCCTATTTCAATAGAACTCTACCATACAAAACAAGCAATAAACGTACTTAGGGCAAGCAAGCAAGCGGTGTCACGATGATCGAAATGCTCAGTTATATCCTGTATGCACAGTTCTTGTTCTATCTCTATCAGACGTTCTTTCTCATGCTCGGCATCGCCACCCTGCTCGTCGTCCTGTATATCGTGGTTGGCCTGCTGCTCTGGAAACGCTACATGCAACGAGGTGAAGATGTTTCGCAATGACTATCGCTACCCGAAACGTGCATGTTGCCTGCTGAGTATAGGCACGGCCATCGTCCTCTGTCTGATTGTGGCACTACTCACACACGCGCATTAGGAGGTGAAAGGTGAGTACATTCGAGCGCCGTGCCTGGCAGATTGCCGGTCTTCTCTTGCTTGTGTGGGCCATCACCTTTGGATTGTGGCTTATGCTCACACCAACCTATCCGCCCATACTCTACCCTTGAAGGAGGTGTTATCACGTCCGAGAAACCCATTCCCATGCGCCGATCCGCATCCGAACCCATCAAGTTTCCGCCACCTGCGACGTTTGATCAGCGCATCCGACGCAACATCACCCACATCCTGTACCATGTGCTGCGCTCCTCTATGCCCCTGGATATCAGGAATATGAGCTATCAAGAGTTCGTCGCAACCATTGAAAGGATGATTGCCGAGGATGAAGCATGAGTTCTAGGCGTACCTGGCTTTTACAGGATTTGCGTCTTGTTCGCGTACATCTTGAAAAGGCAGTTGATTCTTTACGTGATATGAACCTCTATTCTCTGGAATTGGCGAGTGTTGCGTTATTGAGAACAGAGGAAGCACTTGAAGCTCTCAATATGGAAATTGACAAAGGCACTGCTCCACATAATCACGATTGGCCTAAACGCTCAGAGGATGAGGTGAATGTATCATGATTGAAGTGAGTGCTGCCATCACGCTGTTCCTGTTTGGCGTCGGTATGGCCCTCTTGTGCGTCTTCGCTGGTGCCATCCTGCACATGCGCTTCCTTGATCGCAAGTTGCTCCCACCTGTTCCCAAAGCCGCGCCCATCACGCAGCAGATACCGGCGGTGAAGAAGTGAGTCACGTTGATTGGCAAGCGATACGAAGTGAATATGAGCATGGAGCTTCTCAAAAGTCGCTTGCTGCTAAATATGGTATCACTCAGCAGGCAATCTCTAAACGCGCACTCAAAGAAGGGTGGGTTGTATCCCCCCTGGTTGTAGTTGTACCCTCTACAACCAATGAACCGGCCCTTGTCGATCTGGCATTAGCGGATTTGGCTATTCACCTCACTGGTGATCCAGTAAAAGCAAAGTTGCAATTGAATCAGCATAAGCTCTTTGCCGATTCATTTAGCCAGTACATGAAAGCTAAATTGCTTTCATCACAGGACCAGGAGTTACCCAAAGGTATCGATTGGAGCATGTTCACTCAGGCTGAACTAGATATCATTCAGCCTATTTTTGCGCAGGCCGAGGCTCGCCAACGAGGGCTACAGGAGAATATTATAGCGATAAGGAGAGTTGGATGATTGCCACACTTCCGCTCTCCAAAGAGATACAGGCAGAGCGCGCCTACAACTCCTTCTCTCTCTTTGCCAAAGAAGCCTGGCACATCATCGAGCCAGGCAAGTCCTATGTAAGCGGTTGGCATCTTGACGCTATAGCGGAGCATCTACAGGCTGTCATTGAAGGCGATATCAAACGCCTTCTGGTAAGTATGCCACCTCGTCATGGCAAATCTAGTTATATCTCTACGCTTATTCATCCCTGGTCCTGGCTGCATAACCCGTCTCTTCGATGGCTGTGCGCTTCCTATGCACTCAACCTCGCAACGAGAGATAATCTCAAATGCCGGAGAATTATCAAATCAAGATGGTGGCAGCAGTATTATGGGAACAGGTGGTGGCAGCAACGCTATGGTCACTTATTTGAGCTTACCAAAGATCAAGATGCCAAAATGAAGTTTGAGAATAACTTCTCTGGCTATAGACAGGCTGTGAGCGTTGGCGCGGCTGGGACCACTGGCGAAGGCGGCGATATTCTTGTCATCGATGACCCACACCCTATTGAGCAGAAACGGTCTGACATCAAACGTGAAACGGTGCTTGACTGGTTCCTTAATACCTGGACATCCAGGCTGAATGATGAGGCTACGGGCGCTATGATCGTGGTAGGGCAACGAGTACATAGCCAGGATGTCTCAGGGTTGATTATCGAAGGTGGAGCTGGTGGACAATGGGTGCATCTCAACTTACCTGCTGAATACGAAACTGGTTCGCCATGCAGAACACTATTTTTACCACGGCTCGGTAAAGTGTGGGAAGACGAAAGAAAAGAAGAGGGCGAGCTTTTATGGGAGGAAAGGTTTCCTAGGCCGGTTATCGAGCAAAAGAAACGCATTCATGGTCCACTTGGCTATGCATCCATTTATCAGCAAAGGCCGGTTCCTGCTGGCGGCAATATCTTTCAGCGTGCAAATCAGCGGTACTTTACCATCGACTACACCACAGAATGCTATTTGCTGGAAACACCACGAGGTATCAAACCTGTTCCTTTCAGTGATTGTTGGAAGCTCTGTACCGTCGATCTGGCAATCTCTGAGAAACAATCAGCAGATTATACCGTGTTTGCGGCCTATGCGGTGACACCGTTCAAAGATTTACTTCTGCTGGAAATCATCCACGAGCATTTCCCCTTCAAAGAGCAGACTGATCAATTGGTTCTGTTCCATGAAAAGCACGGTTTCTCTTTAGCGGCTATTGAGTCAGTCTTCTATCAGCTCGCTATGGTTCAGACCGCAAGAGATAAAGGTTTGCCCGCGCAAGAATTTCATCCTCCATCTGACAAGGTGACACGCTCAACTACCGCATCGATTTGGGAAGCGAACGGGAAAAGCTACAGCCATAAGAATTCAAGCTGGCTATTTGAATACGAGAAAGAAATCTTTGACTTTCCGAAAGCCACTCATGACGATCAGGTGGATACGCGTTCAATGGCGGCTATTGTCGTTTGCACGCGCAAGGTGCCAGGCATACTAGACCTGAATAGTGATGATACCGTGGGTAAGATTGACCCGACACTCTCCATAGAGCAGATTATCGATGCATCCGCAATTCAGGCAGAGCAAGCCTTACTAGCACTGGAGGAAGCCAAAGAGCAAGAGGCAGATTTATACAAGCGTGGGCCGCAGATAGACCCGTTTCAATGGGCTACGACAAACGAGGGAGGTTGGTATGAGTGAAGTAGGTACGGCAATCTACGCTGATTGGGATAAGTTGAGCCTTTCACAGCATGTCGATGTGAAGCTCTTACGTGAGAAAATCAGCACTCTCTTCATAGCTGAAACCGAAGCCTTTTACAAAGTACATCCTGAATTACGGATAGACTGGCAATTTACCCTTCGTGCAGACATATGGGAGGCGAAAGTGAGGGTCAATCATGAGTAGACGCCGTAATCGCCCAACACAACACTACACCGAAAAGGCTGACCCCAACATCCAGGTTGTCGTCGCGCAGCAAGGCGTCGCCACACCCGCCACCATGCCACGTCACACCCGCGCCTACATCCAGGAGGGCTACCGTGGCAATAAGACGGTCTTTCGCGTGGTCGGGCATATCGCCCGCGCATCGGCCGGCATCAAGTGGAAGCACTATACCGACGAGACGAAGGAACGTGAAGTAGCCAACTCCGACTTGCTGACACTCTGGAACCAACCCGCGCCCAAGACGGCAGGCACGGCATTCAGGGAGGCCATGGTCGCCTACTACTGTATGACGGGTAACTCCTACGTCCTGGGCATCCAGGGCAAGCTGGTACAAAACCCCACCGCCAAGTTCGACGAACTCTACAACCTGCGCCCCGATCTCACCAAGATCAAGGTAGATGACAACGGCCCTTTGTACTACGAGTTCGGCAACTTCTCACCGCCACGCCGCTATGCAGACCCCTTTGTGATGCACAACAAACTCTTTGCCGGTAACGATGACGTGTACGGCATGAGTCCGGTAGAGGTAGCGGCCATGCTGGTTGACATCCAGAAAGCGGGGCAAAAATGGAACTTAGGTTTGCTATCCAACATGGCTCGCCCTGGCGGCGCGTGGGTAACGGACGCCTTGTTGGGCGATACGGAATACAAGAGCCTGAAAGAAGAGATACGGAGGAAGTTCGCAGGGCCGCGCAACGCTGGCGAAACCGCTATTTTACATGGCGGCGTGAAATGGCAATCCATGAGCATGTCACCGTACGAGTTAGATTGGTTAGAAAGCGATACCAAGGGTGATCGAGATATAGCGGGTATCTTCTTCAACTTCCCCTTGTTCTTGCTCGGGTTAGCTGACAGCACCTACAGCAATCAGGAAGAGGCGCGTTACGCCTTGTATACTGAGATCGTCTTTCCCATTCTGGATCTCTTTCAAGATAGCTTGAATATGTGGCTCACGCCGCGTTACGGTGGGTACCTGGGCTACGACCAGCGGGATGTAGAGGCCATCCAGCGACGCTTGCAGGAAGCCTTAGCGCAAGCCTCAGACCGCGCGCAGAATGAGTTTACCGCAGGGACGAAGACCTTTCACGAGGCGCGTGAAATCCAGGGTGCTCCCAAGTTGCCCGTCAAGGACTTCGTGATCCTCAATCAGATACCGGTACATGTCGAAGACCTGGACGACTACATCGCAGCCATGAGTGGTAAGACCATCAACCCGCCGCCGCAGTTACCACCACCGCATACAACCGTGACAGAAATTCCCGATGACAACGGTGTGGATAACTCAGATGGGAATGTGGATAACCAAACGAGCAGTGATAATGCACCACCGCAGAAAAGCCTGGATGATGCTGAACTTGACACGAAACACGAAGAGGACGAAGATGAGACGAGCGAGGCATTGAAGAAGTACGTGAACACGCTGCCACAACTGGCCGTGACGAGAGAACAATACAGGGAACTATTGAGGGCAAAGCGATGAATGAGAAAGTTGAAGCATTTCTCCTTGCTATGCTGTACATGGGACTGAAGACTGGCCAAGTGAATAAAAAAACGTATGAGTATGCGCTTGCGTTACTGCTTGACCAGGAGCCTATAGGCAGTTGCATAACTGCAACCATGATGGAAAGCGCGGTAGGACTCGTCAAGGATGCATGGGCAAGTAAGGATGTAGATCGCTTTGCCAAAGAAATGCTACTTCAGGAGAGGGCGAAACGATGAACGGCACTGAGCTTTTCAAGAAGGCAGAGAAAGCAGCCTATACCTATAAATCAGTGTATGGCACGTTTCCCGATAAGATAGGTATTCACCATCGGCAGTTGGAATTATTACCATTATATATCAGGTTTCCTCTTCTGCCTCAGGTAAACATATGCTCTAAAACTGAAATGGAAGACATAGGAAGTTACATGATAGAGGTACATGAGACAAAATTTGAACCAGTCATAGGGCATGATATTCATATGGATGAAGTGTATTTTCAAATGCCAGGAACCCGCTCGAATAGAACTATGAGCAGCGAGCTTGTAGCGAAAATGGCAAAGGAGTTTGAGTAAATGACAGAAGAAAACGGATCCGTTGCATTACAGACAGAACAGCCACCACAGCCTGCACCTGGGCAAGTGGGCTTGAACATGCAGATCAACCCGCAAGGCGTGGTACTCTCGTTTCCCGTCAATCTCGGCATTGACAACGAGACGATGAAGCAACTCATAAAAGCCTACCTGCAAGCACATCCCGAACTCATGCAAGAGATCGCGAGGGAAGCACTGGCACAGAAACAACAAGAGTGGAACATTTTACAGATGGTGAAACAGAGTCGGACGGATTGAGGTGAAGCCATGAGCGGACATGACGGTGATCTTGGTGATGGGTATACCGTCGCCATGCATTACTCTAATGTCGAGATCGAAGATGGCAAGGCTGAGTTTGTCGCATTGACACCTGAACAAGCTATCAAACTTCTTGCATGGCTAGAGCAAGAATATCCGAACTTGCTCCAGCTAATGAGAGGGGAACAAAAGCCATGACAGCACAGTCAGGAGAGTATATTGATGAACAGACAGGTATACGCCTCACCGTTGAGACGGAGTATCCTTACGACCCTGACTGGCCTCATATCACGGCATACCCGCCTGAACCATGCACACTGACGAGTGAGGAAATAGAGGAAGCGGTCAAACGCTTAGTACGTCAAGCGGGCTACGATGAAGCTCTCCAAGAGTGGGCAGAAAGGAAGCCATGACAGCACAAGAATTAGCACAACAAATCCTTGAGATCGCGCACAAAGCCACTGAGCAGGAGGCCATACACAACATCGTCTACATCGGGGATGTGTGCCATGCCCAACTCGGCCTTGATGCCATTGTGAAGCTCTGCCAGGAAGTCCCCAAAGATCAAGAGGCATTCAAGCAGTATGAGAAGAAGGTGAGCCATGCGACTAGCAAAGATTGAACGCAAAACGGAATATTTTCCTATCCTGAACGGGGAAATCAAGGCTGTGAGTGATAAGGGAATCATTGAAGGCTATCTGAACTATATCGGGAATATTGACTATGGCGATGATAGGACGATGCCAGGCGCGTTTAAAAAGACGCTAGCGGATAGCTATGCGAGAAAAGCTGCACAGGGGCTTGACTTCCTGTACCCGTACCTCTGGAATCACGACTACAGCATACCCCCTGCGGGCGGTATTTTTGAGGCAGACGAAGATCGTCGTGGCTTGCACGTGAAGGTTCAGATGAATATGGATACGGAACTTGGAAGGAATCTCTATTCAAGTTTTCGTTCAGGTTTTCTCAAGAAGCAATCGATGGGCTACCGTGCAGTAGTCGTTGATTGGGTCAAGGAGAGTGGGAAATCCATTCGCAACTTGATCGAGGTCGCCGTCATGGAAGGCTCGGCGGTCGTCTTCCCGATGAATGATATGGCTCAGGTTGATACCGTCAAACGTTTCTGGCAAGGCTACAGCGCGAAAGGTAGCGCATCGGGCAAGACATCCTGGCCGTTAGCAGAGCGCGGCGTGTCCTGGGATGGCGGACAAGCTCGTAAAGATATCCAGGCATGGGCTAGTGATAGTTCTGGAAATGTCGATTGGTCAAAGGCCGCGCAGTGCTTCTTCTGGGTCGAGAAAAGCCCACCCGAAAATCTCAGTCAGTGTAAAATGCCCTTTGTGGCCAAATCGGGCGGCTCCATGAAGGCCATACCGCAAGGCATTATCGCTGCTGCTGGCTCCGTCTCAGGAGCGCGTGGCGGCGCGAACATCGATGATGTGGATGGGGTCAAATCAAAAATAGCCAGCTACTACCGTAAAATGAAGATGACCCCACCGTGGGAGAAAGGGAATGTGATGGACATTCATTCAAAAGACTACGCCGAAAGCTATATGCAGGTTAATCAACAGGACTGGGTATCTGACCTGTGGAACCTGTGGTATCCACTCCGCAACGAAATACTGACGGCATTCCAGACAGGCGACACCATCGAGGATGATGTGCAGCAGGCACTCGCACAGTTCGCACCGGCTGTGCTCGCCTATGTGCAGAAGGGCATCGAGTTGGATATGATGGAATGCTTGCAGCCATCTGGCGATAGTTCCATGCCGATGATGATGTCATCTGACGACAACCCTGAGACGAAGCTTTACCTGATCTCTCCTGAGACGAAGGCAGGCCGCGTGATCTCAGCCGCCAATCACGCCAAACTCAAGGCGGCGGCGAATGGTATCCAGGAGCATGTTGCTACCATTCATGGTGTGCTCAAGCAAGCATCATCGATCTCTGAAGGGCAGAACAGGCTTTCAGGCTATCAAGTCTACTCAGGCAATGAACCACCTGAGCAGAAAGACGAAGAAGAGCAGAAAGAAGAGGTTGTCGAGGATATCCATAGCGTATTGCATGACTTGACGTTATTGCTGGCTGCTGACAATGCGAACCGAGCCTTGTAACTAAAAGTGTGGAAAAAGTCTTTGGGCTACTGCTTCCCCAAAGACTTCACCGACAATGCCAATAAAGCTATCTTTTTCACCTTGCTCTATGGTCGCTAGAGGAATGATGATCTTTCTGCGACATGCCTTGCAGTAGACTGTGTAATCCGATGATGCCATGAGATACACTTCAACTGTGATCTCAGGATGAGGGCATGGGTCAATTGCTATAATCTCTGTATTCATTTCACAAGTATAGCAGGATATGCTATACTACGAATAACAAAGTATCAACAGGCGCGGTCAGTCGCCCTGTATCCATACAGAATGAAACCCCGATGGGCGCGGTATGTCCGCCCCACCGAGCAGCATACAACTGAATAACGCTGTGAAGCGCTGATATTGAATCTACCTTCGAAGCGTGGATGAAACACCAAATTTCAACCATGAACGGAGGTAGATTTTTTATGAACGAGGAAGTAAAAGAGCTTGTAGAGCAAATTCACAAGCTGAACAAGCACCTCGACGAACGTGTCAAAACCATTGAAGAGCGGCAATCCAAGACCGAAACCAGGATCAGCCAGGGCGGACCTGTTGCTGCTGAAGCACGCGCTGAACTGAACAAGATCAACGACGCGATCAGCAATGAGATTAAGGAATACCGCAAACTGGTCTTAGAGCAAAAAGAAGCCATGCTTGCCATGCAGCGCCCGCCTCCCACCAACGGCTATCGTGGGTCATCCGCCAGTTCGTACAAGCCACTTGCCACTAAAGCCCTTGAGAAATGGATTAGGAAGGGCGGCGATGTGCAAGCCCTCACGATGGAAGAGCGCGGCTACATCGACTTCAACCACATGAATTGGGATCAGTATACCCCTGAGCAAAAGGTGATGGTATCAGCCGCCGCCGATTTAGGCGGCTTCTTTGCTGGCACCGACCTCTCAGATAAGTTCATTCAAAAGCTGTTCCTGATCTCCCCACTTCGCGCGTATGCCGATACGCAGACCATCGGCGGCGAGAAACTCTTGATACCGAGTGAGGGCGCGACCGATACCAACATCTTCTGGTCGGACGAGCAAACAGGCTATCAGGCATCGCCTGACCCGAACCTCGGCATGATCGAGATATTCGCGCGTGAGTTGAACGGCTACTTGAAAATCTCCAGGCAGAACTTAGAAGACTCGGTATTCGATGTCGAGGGCTATATCCTCAAGCGTCTCACTCGTCAATTCGCGCAAAAGGAAGGCACCGCGTTTATCAACGGCAACGGTGTAGCACGTCCTGAAGGCATCCTGACGGTAGCGGCGCTTGCCTCTTACGGCGGCATGAACGGCCTGCTCGGAACGAGTGCTTCACACTTGCTCCTGCCCTCAGACCTGATCTCGCTCATGCACGTCGGCAAATCAGGTTACCGTGCGACAGGTACCTGGCTCATGAGCAACTCGACCATCGGTATCTGTCGGCTGTTTGCGGATACCACAACTCGCCCATTGTGGACGGTCTTCGGTGACGAGTTCCGCGAAACCCTCTTCGGTCGCCCCATCGTCGAAATGCCCGACATGCCCAACCAGAGCGGAACATTCCCCGCCTTCAGTGCTGGCCAGTTCCCGGTCATCTTCGGTGATATCGGGCAAGGCTACCAGATCGTTGATCGTGTGGGACTGACGTTCCAAACCCTCAAAGAACTGTACGCCATTCAAAATCAGGTGGCCTTCTTAGCGCGTCAACGTGTGGGGGGCAAGGTCGTACTCCCTGAAGCGATTTCCGTCCTGAAGATGATCTAGGCCATGAGCAAGAGAGGAAAGAAACCCATGTTAGATGCATATGGGCTGCCAGTCGAAGAGGCAGCAGTTGAGCCAGAAGCGGCACCGGAAGAGGAAGTCAAGGTTGAGAAAGTCGTGGTCTTGCCCGGCAATTGCGACGGCGAACTGGTGATGCTGCCCGATGTCGAGGGCGTCACCTATCACGAGTACACCTGCAAGGTGTGCGGGCAATTGGTGCATGTCGGGCTGGAAGACCTTGAGCAGAACGGACTCCCGCCACAACATCACAAACTTGAGGAGGAGGTCAAATAGATGAGCTTTATTGGGCCTGTTGGGAAAAACCCGTCTAGGTACTTCTGGACGATACAACTGTCTGTGCCTGCGGTCTACAAGACGGCACAGACCACCGTCGTTGACCGCTACCGCAACGGTGGCTATGCCGCGCTCACGCTTGAGTTATGCCCTGGTGCCTGGACTGACGGCTCGCACGCCTTCGCGATTAACGACTCGGATGATAACTCAACCTGGGTAGCGGTCGTTGCGAATGACCTGATGCCGAACCCGGAAGTAGGCGTGTATGGCACAGCAACCTCATTCGTGAGCATCACGGCCGCCACAACTACGGTGCAACGTATCGACTACATCGGGCGCAGACGCTACGTGCAGATCGTGACGACCGAGACAGGGGCAACGGGCGCCGCCTACGCGCTCTTAGCACACCTGTTCGCGCCGATGGTCTTACCGGCTGCATAAGAAGCAAGAGGCGCAGCACATGGAAGTAGAACAGAAGTTTCTCGTATGGAAATTAGCAGACCTTGACACATTTCTGAATGACGAGGAAAAAGCCTTTCTCTTCCGACTTCAGCATAAAATTCGCGTGCTGAGGGCTACACAAGGAAAGTCGATGAATAGCTACATCGTCATCAACCAGGATGAGCCGTACTTTCCCGATATCCTGAATCTGATGGAAAAGGCGAACTAGGAAGGGTGAGATATGACGATACAAGCGGCAGAACTTACCGCCAAGATCAATTTTGAGATGACGGACACGAGTAAGGACATACTCAGGAATGAGATGCTCAAAATCCTGAGTGAACCTACTGTGCTGCAAGAACTCTTGAAACTCTTAGTGCAGGAAAGTAGCCGAGTAGAAGGCTCAATGTATGACCGACGCACTGAAACTTGATTGGGCTGTCACCGTCCCGCCAACGGTTGAGCCTGTGCAGTTGAGCGATCTCCGTTCAACGTCTACAGGCTCCTACCTGCGTGTGGACTTTAGCGACGACGACTCGGTGCTGCTGTTCTTGATACAGCAGTGCAGGGCCGACGCCGAGCGCATGACGGGTAAAGCGTTCGCGCCGCAGACCATTCAAGCCATGTGGACCATGCCTCAACTCTCAGGCAATAGTTTGAGCGCGGATAAGCTCTTGTACGACCAGGACTTTTACCAGTACAACGAGAGTCTAGGGGCCAACCCGTACAGCCCCGCGCCATTCATCCTGACTTTACCCATGCCGCCGCTTGTTGCTGTCTCGCTGTTTGAGTATCGCATCAACGCCTTCGCCGCGTGGCAGACCTGGCCAGCGACGGTTTCGGGCATTGCCAATTATATCGTTGATACCTTGCCTATTCCTGGGTTGGTGTACCTGCAATACCCGCCGCCTGCCTATCAGTATCGACTGACCTATACCTGTGGCTACTCGACGTTACCGCCTGAACTGAAGTTAGCATTGGTGCAATATATTGCCTGGAAGTATGAGAACCGCATCGGCGAGGACAAGTCCGACGAGCTGCGGCTGATCTTCCTGGGTAGAAAGTCGTGGGTGCTGTAATGCCAAATCTGCCGGGACTTGATCTCTATGGAAATGTCGGGCTGTACACCTTCAAGCCGGTCAAGGCGGTTGCGATTACAGCCGCCACGCCCGTTGCGGTCTGGACGCCTGCTACCGGCAAACGATTCAGGTTGCTTGGTTTCTGCCTTGTGCCTACGGTTGCGGCTTCCATCTTGTTTGAAGATGCGACCGGTGGGAGCAATGAGTTTCTGCGCTTTCCACTGACAGCGGCTGTGCCTACCAACCAAATGCCGGTGAGTTTAGGGCTGCTTGGCTATCTGTCAACGGCCATCAACAACGCGCTCTTTCTAGATGTCACCTCGACAGCCACGATTTCGGGCTATGTCTACGGAACGGAGGAGTGATTCATGCCTGGAATAGCAAGTCGCAAAATCGTCGAGAGCCATGCATCGGGCCGTAAGGCCATCGTGCATATCCAACAACTCACCGGCGGCAATACGACGCAAGGCGTCACCGATAGCGGCATCTGGGCAGATGTGCCAGGGCTATCAAACGTGCCAGGCACCTTCAAAACATGGAGTCCCTATGAGAAATTGCAGGCGGGGCAGGACTTCCAGGGCGTCGGGAGTCGCTTCTACATGCGTTGGCGTAAAGGCGTGAACATCCGTTCAAACATGCGCATGGTGTACGGGAACCATATCTACCGTATCACGGAAGCCAGCAACTATGACGAGGCGAACACCGATATTGTGCTGTACCTGCAAGAATGGCAGCCCACGGGAACGGTGAGGTGAGACATGGCTGTAGTAGCAAGTTTCAATCACTTTCCACTCATCGCAAGTCGCATCATACCTGCGTGCAAACGGGTGGTACGTACAACGGCAAAAGATATTCGGGATATGGCCACTCTCAATGCGCCAAGGGATACAGGGTGGTTGGAGTCAGGCATGTATGCAGCCACAGATCAGGGTGTGCAGTATTCAGGCGCGAAGTTCACAGGCACGGGCTATCAGTTGCAGTCAAAAGAGATGTTCCCGCCCGAATTGCCGAGTAACGAGTTGGAGGCTATCGCGGGCGTCGGGGCAACCTATGGTATCTACGTCGAGATGGGGACGCGCTTTATGCCAGCGCAACCCTACTTTTACCCGGCTGTTGCGTGGGCAGAGAGCCACTTCATGCAATCCCTGGATTTTGAAGGGCTGCTGGCATCGGGCGTGACTGGCTCGATAGGAGTAGCGGCTATATGAGTGAGACCGCACAAGCCTATCAGTGGGTCGCCAGTACCATGCAGGCCGATAGCGCACTCATGGCAGTAGCAACAGGTGGCATCTATCGGGAATATGCGCCGCTAGATACGGTGGCGCCATTCGTGATCGTGCAACAACAGGTCGCAACCGATGTGCTCACGGTGAACGCCATCAGGCTGTTTGTGCAGATCTTGCTGCAAATCAAAGCCCTTGGACCAAGTGGGATAGGCGGGAATTATACGGCGCTTATCACGATTGCTGATCGTATAGATGCGCTTTTCAAATCAGTGCGTGATGTGGGACTAGGTAGCGGAGGCGTGCTCTGCTGCTACCGCGAGCAGAGTCTGGCCTATTCGGAACTTATCAATGGGCAGCCTTGGAGTCATCTCGGAGGCTTGTATCACATAGAACTACAAGGAGTGTGAAATTATGGCCTGGACAGCCGAACGCTCAACAATCAACCAGACCTTACAATTCGGGCTTGAGACCACCCCAGGCGTCAACGTCCCGGCCAACAAAAGCATCCAGTGCTTTGCCGTCACCTTTGGGCCAATGGCCGATGTGACCGAGTTTAGTGCCACGGGCCGCAAATACCCGAGTATCCTGATTGAGAATAGCGAGTGGGTCGAGGGGACGCTCACCGGCTCGCTTGACTATAACGGCATCGTCTACGCGCTGGCCGGGGTCTGTGGCGCACCCACCATCGGCGCGCATGGCGCGTCAGCCACGGCGAAAGATTGGCTCTTCGTCCCACCCTTAACCGGGAGTGTGCAGCCCCAAACCTTCACCATTGAGCAAGGTGAAAACAACTCGTTTGGTAACGCCATCTGGAACCACAAGGTCAACTACGGCCTGATCAGTGAGTTTGGCTACAAGGGCGACCGCAAATCGGGCTTTAACGTCTCCGGTAAGGTGCTGGCCCAGGCACTGCAACGCGCCATCACTATGACAGCTTCGCCGACCACGGTCGCCATCCAGCCATCGGCAGGCAAGCACTTCAATATCTACCTGGACTCAACCAGCGCCGCACTCGGCACGACGCAACTGTTGAAGTACCTGGATGTTGATTTTGCCTTTACCGGTCTGTATGGGATGTTCTTTCCCTTGAACCGTGCTAATCTTGGATGGGCGGCACACGTCGATCTCAACCCTGGCTGCACGATCAAGATACTGATGGAAGCTGATGCCACCGGTATGACGCCGCTCACCTACCTGCAAGCAGGTACCACGAATTTCCTGCGCATACAAGGCCAGGGGGCCATCATCGACAATATCCATACGCTCACCTTCGGCGGTGGCGTCACCGGTGGGACGTTCACCCTCTCCTATAAGGGGTTGACCACTGCGCCAATCACCTATGCCGTTGGCCTGACCGCAGCAACGATAAACACGGCCTTCCAACTGCTCACGACTGTCGGCGCAAACTGTACGGTGACAGGTTCAGCAGGCGGGCCATACACCTTTACCTTCTCAGGGCCACTCGCCTCGGATATGTCGCCGGTGACTGTGACGAATGTCAGCCTCTCAGGTGGCACACCGACCGTAACACTCGTCGCCACGGCATACGCCACGTTCCAACATGACATGGCCGTCAAAGTCAGCAAGCCCAACCCGTTCAGCGATAAGGACGGCGTGTTTGCCGAGGAATGGGAGTTCACCATTGTGGAGGATGCGACCTGGGGCGCCGCGCAGAAGTTCTTGATAACAACGCTTTTAACAGCATTATAGCCCTGGCCGGATTTGAACCGACACCCTACCCGCCTACAGGTGGGTGCTCTACCGTTAAGCTACAGGGCTAGAACAAGTATAGCATAGGAGTTTATATGCCAGTTACCGTTGGGCAGATTACCAGCAATATCGGGAAAGCGACCTTTACCGTCACGATCACGGAAGAAGACGAGAACGGCTCTCTGCACACGTACCAGGAGAAAGTCAACCTGACCTACTACCCGGGGCGTGTCACCGAGCGCACCATCGCACTCGCAAATTCGTTTCAGGTGGGTAGTGAAGTTGCCGAGGTCATCGCAGGATTTCACGCCTTCAACGCTGAGTTGGTGCGGCTTATCAAATGGTGGGATGTCCTGGAAAATGATGGCGTCACCATGTTCCCGATAGATATTACCCGCCTTGAAGAACTCTCGATTGATTTTCGCGGGCAGTTGCTGGTGGCGATTATGGAGGAGATAAGCCCGGAAGCGATAGCGCCTCAGATGAACGGCGCGCACTGAGGCGATGGTTAGCGACCGAGGGTAAGTTCGGAGAGCCGCCAGAGGACTACGTGCTCTTTAAGGCAGCGGAATACATGCGTATCCCAACGCCGCAAATTGTGGATGTGCCGCTCTGGTGGATCCACAAGGCCATCAATTATATGTCAGCAGAGGCCGAAGCACAACAGATTTTAGCAGACAGGAAATAGCCACATATGGCAATCAGGCAAGGAAAGCATGCGGAAGTTTTGTTCCTTTGCGGCTATTGCATGAACGGCAAGCGACACGCAGATTATCGGCGGTATGTGAGCCGCCATGGAAAAGAGGGATAACATGATCGAGTGTGACGTTTTGAGGCGTGCAGATCAGCCCACAGAGGTAGCACGTCCATTTGTCGCGCTCAATGATAGCCATGCGGTCAATCTTCTCAATTCTAGATGCATTCAATTGACGAGCGCGGCGTCGATTCTGCGTATCAGTGTGCTTTTCAGGAAATGTTTGCCTCCAAAGGCGTCCATACGCACGCAAATGATTCTTGTTTACCATTCCATATTCTTGACGCCACTCACGTCGTTTCTCATATTCCAGACGGCGAAACTCAGGCGTCTCTTTGCTATGGCGAATGCGATCATAAGCATGCCGTTCTTTGCGATGAGTCTCATTGTACTCACGATAATACCTTGTGCGATGCTCTTTATTAGCAGCTTCCCAACGATAATACCTTGCGTGATGCTCTTCAGGATGCTTATACGTCCATTTACGCGATATAGCACGGTAGTGCTCTGGATTGTTGTCATAGAGAAGCTTTTTAAGTGTCTTATCACATTCTTTGCATTTACCATGTCGCCTTTTCCCACGTTTGCTGTTTGTATAGAACTCGCTCACCGGCTTTTCGACATGGCAGTACGTACACCGCTTGACCATGACTCCCGCTGCATTCTCAAAAGCACGGTAGAAGCGCCCCGTAGGGTCATTTCGGTACTGCTCACGTCGCTTCTCATGGTCAAGAGCTACTTCACAAACCTTACATCGACTATGAAAGTAACCAGGGTTAGCAGGGCTAAACTCACTAATAGATTTGACTTCCTGGCATCGTTTGCACTGCTTTGTTTGGATTTTGGGTTGTGGTGGGTTAAGCTTGCGCTTTGCCATCCACTCCTTGTCCGATTTGGTTTTACATTCTCGACACTCAGCACGCCTGCGGCCTCTGCTAGGTTGCATTGCAAAAGCCTCTTCAGGCTTCTCGATACCACACTTGGTACATCGCTTCATGATCGCCTCCAATGTTTTGTAGCTAACATTATAGTACAAGGAGCAGGAGGTGTCAAATTCCTATCGTAGCAAGCCAACTCGTCGCACAAGTCTCAGTTCAAGGTGCTCAGGCCGCGCAGGGCCAGTTGTTAGGCGTGGGCCAGGCGGCTGATGCAGCGGAGGCGCGTTTCCGTTCGCTGGCCGTGATCGGTTCGGGGCTGCTGGTGGCAGCCCTGATTGCCGTGGGAGTCATCTCGACCAAAATGGCGGCCGACTTCCAGCAAGGGGTCAATCGCCTCAAGACCGGCGCCGGTGATGCGACTGATAGCTTCTCAACCCTCGCCGGTGGTATCCTCAAGGTATCGGTAGCAACTGGCCTGATGTCAGGGCCGCTCACCAAGGCCATGTATGAAATCCTCTCAAGTGGGCAGCGCGGTGCACAAGCCTTTGATACGCTCTCCGCAGCCGCCAAGGGCGCCGTAATCGAACAAGCCAATGTGGTCGACGTGTCCGATACCTTAGCCGGTGCCATGACCAATTTCGGCACGAAGACCTTTGGCGCGGTGGCCTACATGAACGGCCTGATCACGGCAGTCTCAAGAGGGCGCATCACTTTGCAAGACCTCTCAACGGCGATGGGGCCAATCGAGCCAGTGGCGCACGCCATGGGCATCTCCTTTGCCGACCTCTCTGCTGCCATGAGCACTCAAACCAATGCCGCCATACCGGCGGCCAGGGCTGCGACGGGGCTGCGCTTCATGATGCAAGCCCTGGAAGTTCCGACGACCAAGGCCAGCAAAGCCATGCAAAAGTGGGGACTCGATACCGTGGCGGTGGCCGATGAGATGAAGGTCAGTCTACCTGGCGCTCTGCAAATGATCTATGACGCCGCCAAGAAAGCAGGGCCAGAGGGTTCGGTGCCTTTCGATCGGGCAGTGTCCGATATGGTTGGCGGTCAGCGCAGCCTCGGCGCCTTTTTGGCACTCACCGGCAGCCACATGAAAGATTTCGCGGCCAATTCTGCGGCCATAGCAGCCTCCATGAGAACCGGCGCAGGTGAGGTAGCAGGGTGGGCTTTAGCGCAGACGAACTTTAATGTGATCATGGACCGGGCGAAGGCGGCGATTGCGTCGGCGGCTATTGGCCTGGGCCTGCTGCTCCTGCCTGCTCTGGGGCGTATCGTGGGCATCATTCCGCAAGTCGTGGACTACGTCACCAACTTCTCAGCACATGCCAATGTGCTCGTCCCCATCCTGGCGGGCGTGGCTGCCATCATTGCGGGCTTCCTGGTTCCGGCAGTCATCGCACTCGCGGCGGGTGTGATTGCCGCCACCTGGCCGGTGCTCGCCATCGGCGCGGCGGTGGCGGGCCTGGTCGCCATCTTCATGCACTGGTATTCGACGAATGCAGGCTTCAAGGCGTTCATCGACACTCTGGTGAACGGGTTCAGAACGCTGTGGTCGCTCATCCAAGCCAATTTCATGCCCACGATGCAGAGGTTAGGGGCTTTCTTCCAATCGACGATCTTACCCGTCTTGCAGCAGGTCGGGAGTTTTATTATCGGCACCTTCAAGCCAGCCTGGGATCAGCTTGTCACCACCTGGAAACAAAATCTGTTGCCTGGGCTTCAAATGCTGTGGGGCTTGTTCCAACAACTCCTGCCTGTCCTGAAAGTGGTGGGGATTGTGCTGCTGGCCAGTGTGGTTCTCCCGATGGCGGCGGTGATTGCCATTGTGGTTGTCGCAGGGGTGGCTATCATGAAATTCGTCGCACTGCTCATCCAGGGTTGGGGCTTGCTGGTCTCGTTTGCGGGCGCCGCTTTCTCGGCTATCGGGACGACCATCACGAATTTCAAGAATCTGGTCGGCAACACCTTCAATGCCATCGGGACGTTCATCCATGACAAAATTCTCTGGATTTACAACCATAATGTCTATGTCAAGGCGTTCGTCGATCTGATCGTCAACGAGTTCCACCTGCTGCAAAATATCGTTGGTACCGTCTTCGCGACCATCGCCGCGCTCATCGGGCAAAAACTGGCCCAGGCGCAGGCATTCGTCGCGACCTTTGTGAATGTACTCGGTGGGCAATTCAGTCAACTTGGCTCATCCATCCAATCGAAAGTCAGCGCCATCGGCTCCTGGATTGCCAGTACCATCGGCGGGTGGGCCAATGCCGCCTACCAATGGGGCGCGAACCTCATCGGGAGCTTTATCAACGGCATCTGGAGCATGATCGGGGGCGTGATCTCGGCTGCCCAAAATGTCATGGGACAGGTGGCCAATATTCTTGGCTTCCACTCGCCCGCCAAAGAAGGGCCAGGTAAGGATGCTGACACCTGGGCGCCCAACCTCATGAAGATGTACACGCAGGGGCTCGTCGCCGCCCTTCCGAACATGCAAGCCGCGCTTAATACCTTGATGATACCGGTCGGGAATATGCTCTCCGGGCAGAGTCCAACACTGTCGGCACCGATGAGAGCACCGGCACCTGGCGCGAGTTCGCAGGCCTCGTCCTCACCGATCAATGTCAATGTCTACCTTGCAGGCGCTCCTGTGGCGAAGGCACTCATGCCGCATATCGCCCAACAAATCCGCACGGCGACAGGAGCGAAGTTCTGATGAGCTATCAATCGACGGTGCTTGCAGACAATCCTATACGGTACTACCGCCTCGGCGAGTCCTCAGGAACAGTGGTCAATGACCTGGGCAGCCAGGCGCAGAACGGGACGCGCGTCGGCAGTGGCATTACCCTTGCGCAAACAGGACTTGTGAGTAGTGATACCGATACCTCCTATGCATGGAACGGGACAGCCGATAGTTACCTCACCTGCCCCAATGCGAGCATCACGACAGGCTCATTTACGCTAGAAGCATGGGTGTACCTGGCAGGGGCCGGAACGGTCGGGTCGGGAACCTATGCGGAGATTTTCGGCATAGGGTCGGGTGGCACGGCGCGCCTCCTTTTTGCGACAGCCGCCGGAACGCTGTTGACTCAGCAGGGTGGGAACTATGTTTCTACCACCGTCTTATCGTTGAATGCCAGACATCACATCGTCCTGGTCTGGGATGGCACACACGAAAGTTACTGGATAGATGGGATTCAGGACTCCACCTTTACGCCGTCGGGCGCACCAACGTGGAGCGGTGCCTTTCAGATTGGATCGGACATCGGCAACTACTGCTGGAATGGACGCATCGACGAAGTAGCCATCTACAATACCGCGCTCACCCAGGCCAAAATTAGCAAGCATTATAACGTCGGGAGTGGACGAACGTCGGCAGGCGGGCAGGTCTTTCCTCTCAATAATATCTGGAATAGACGCATCGACAATTTGCCAATCCATGCCAGTTCCGCTACCTGGATCAGTAATAGCGGCACAGCGCTGCAAGCGAATTTCAATGCACTCGGGGGTATTCCCGTGAACACCTCGACCAGTACTGACGCGCTGGTATCAGTGACGTTTACGACCTTCCCGGCGGAAAGCGATCCAGGGCCGTATCGTATCCCGCTTAATGCCGCGATTGAAGCAGCGGGTGACGCGCATTGCCTGTGTTACGACACCTCGAATAACATCCTGTATGAGTTGTACGGGGCATCTGCCGGTGGAAGTAGTTGGACGGCCTCCAATGGGGCAAAATGGGATTTATCCTCCAATGCGCTGCGTACCGAAGGATGGACGAGCGCCGACGCTGCCGGCCTGCCGGTTGCGCCCGGCCTTGTGCAGTATGACGAAATCTACACGGCTGGCGTCATCAACCACGCGATCCGCATTGTGCTACCCGGAACCGTGGGGCATATCTGGCCTTCTACGCACACAGCAGGGCCGCAACCGGCAAACTCCCCTCCGCTAGGGGCGCGTCTTCGCCTCAAGGCGAGCTATAACATCAGCGGCTTTAGCGCAGGTGAACAGGTACTTTACCGATGCCTACAGCAATACGGGGCGTTTGTGGCCGATAACAGCGCAGGGACGACGGCGGTCGTGCAGGGTGCCACCGATGGACGCTGGGTCGGCACGCCGTTTAATGGCGGCTTGTCTGGTATGCCTGCGCTCTCCAACTTCGAGTATGTTGATGAATCTGCTGTGATGCTCTCCAGCACGAGTGCCGCAGTCATCGCGCTTCTCCAATCAGCAACGGGCAGCGTCGGCGGTTCCAATGCCAACAGCGTCACCGTCACCACCGCCGCGACCGGCAGCGGGAACCTGCTCGTCGCCTTTGTCATGGTGCAAGGAAGTGCCGTCACCATCACGCCGCCCGCCAACTGGACGCAGGTTGGCGCAACGCAAGGCATAAGCGGCGGTACTGGCTCCGTTGCCATGTTCGAGCGACAAAACAGCGCGTCGGGCGTGACCTCTCATATTTTCTCTTTTAGCGCATCCTGCAACGCGGCGGTGGCCTTTGAAGAGTGGAGCGGCGTGGCGACCTCAAATGCGCTCGATCAGCAAGTCGCAAAGCAGAACGCGAAAAGCGCCACATCGGCCACAGGCACAACAGCGGCGCTTGCCGGATCGGGCGAACTGGCTATCTGGGGCTTAGGCGTCCCTGCGACGGGCGTCCTGACCTATAGCGGCATCACGAACAGCTATGTAGAGGATACGAGCGCGAACGCCACTTCTTCAGAGACGACGAGAGCGCAGGCCACGCTGTTCTACAATGCCAGCGTGGGCAGTGCCGCCACCAGTTCAGGGGCCACGATGTCAGGCACCGGCGGCGCTGGCAACACGACCATCCTCGGCGTGTTCAGGGCTGCTGGGGCCGGTACCTCACTCTCAGGCACACTTGCCGGTGTCGGCCAGCTTTCCGCGACACTGACCACACCTGGCGCGCACCTCTCAGGTGAGTGTGACGGGGTCGGCACGCTTACAGCCTCGCTCTCTCTTCCCATGAAGCCGCCCGGCACCTATACCATCGTGATTGGAGGGCTGATTCTCTAATGGCATTACGTTCAAATCCCTACGGCGTCACCACGGCGCTGCGTACCGCGAAAAAGAAAATTGACCCGCAGTTGATCACGGATTTCGTGACCCTGGGCCTGGGGTGGGTACGCATCATGATCTTGTGGACAAGCATCGAACTCAGCCCTGGCGTCTATGACCCAGGCGCGCTTGATGTGCTCGACGATGCCGTCAATCGCTGCACCAATGCGGGCCTGCATGTGCAATTCCCCATCCAGCAGGCACCCGCCTGGCACCTGGTCGCCGCCGACTGCGACCCGTCGAGCAATACCCATCATATGATGGACCCAACGGCGGCGGCGACCTTTGCCTCCTTCCTGTCAAACCGCTATAACGGCGTGACGAACATACCTGGGTACGGGCCGCTCACCATCGACGCCTTCGAGGTCGGCAACGAGGAGTTTGATGTCTATTTCTGCCAGGGGCAACCTGTGACCGTCGCGGGTCAGACGTGCCGCACACCCAACTGGTTCATCCCCGTCTTGAAAGCCGTCTCGCCCGTTATACGCGCCAACGCGCCCAATGCGCTCGTCGGTATGTGTGCCTTGTGGTGGCAGTACAGCCCACACCGCACAAGTTTCATGCAAGCCCTGTATGACAATGGCTGCAAAAATTTGTTCGATTATGCCAACGCGCATATGTACACCAGCCCGGTTGCGCCCGGCACGAACACCAGTTCTACCCAACTCTCGATGACGGGGCAGATCAACGAAATCTATAACGTGATGGCCGCCAATGGGGATGGCAACAAGAACATCTGGATCACGGAATGGGGCGTGCCTGTCCCGACCGATATGAGCGACGCGGCGCGCGTGACCTACTACAATGCGGCCTTCGATATCATGCGCACATCAGGTCACGTCGGGGTCACGGATTTCTACACCATGAACTACACTGACCCGTTAGTGAATGCCGCCACGCAGACCTTCTCGCTCACGCAATTCAACGCCCCGCACTATACGGCCACGTTTACCGGCGTGCAGAACTACATCGCGGCCCACCCCACCTGGCCATCGGGTGGCGGCGGCGGCGGCGGTGGTGGCGGTGGGAGTGTCGTCGTGCCGCACGTCTGCGTCGTGGCGCTTGAAAACCACTCATACAATGACTCGACCGCCAAATACGTGCTCGGTAATCCCAACTTCCCGCATGTGAACGCGCTCGCCACCGCCAACGGCTATGCCACGCATTTCGATGGGCTGACGCATCCTTCCCTGGGCAACTATATCGGCTTCGCCTGTGGTGACACGCATGGCATCGTCACCGATACGGTCAACCCGGCAACCAACCCGATTGCCGGGAATACTCTGGTTGATAGCCTGGCGGCGGCGAATATCGCCTGGAAACACTATGCCGAAAATCTGCCCTCAACCGGCTACTTGGGCGGTGACTCGGGCGGCTATGTGCAGCACCATAACCCGTGGGTCTACTTCACGAGCGTACGCGGGAGTTCTGCGCAAAATGGCAATATCGTCAATTATAGCGATGCATCGGTAGGGCTGGCACACGACCTGAACAACGGCGTCGCGCCACCGTTCTTCTTTGTGCAGCCCAACAATACCAATAACGGGCATTCAGGAACGGATACGCAGTGCGACAACTGGGTCAATACGTTTGTCACCCTCGTACAGGCCTCGAGCTGGTACACGCTCAATAACGGGCAGATCGTCTTGTGGTGGGACGAAAGCAACCCCGATACCGATACGGCTGGCATCGGCGATGCGACACCAGGCGGCGGGCATTGCATGTTCATCGTGATCAACGCGCAAAACAGCGGCGCCACCTACACGACGAACGTCAATACGTATGGCTTTCTCAAGGCGCTGGAAGAGTTGTACAGTCTGCCACAACTAGGCAATAGCGCGCATACCACCAACGGCGACCCCTCCGCGCTGTTCGAGGCGGCGCCGGCCTCCGCGATTGCGGCCAGTCAGACCGCGCTCTCGTATGCCGGGGTCGCGGGAGACGCAGCGCCGACCGCGCAAACGGACACGATCAGCAATAGCGGCGGGAGCGCAGCCGCCTATACCACCGCTTCCTCACAAAGCTGGCTGACCGTGTCGCCCACGTCCGGCACCATTGCCGCCAATAGCAGCATCATCTCAACCATCAGCGCATCGCCCACGAGCCTGTCGGCCGGCACCTATAGCGGCACGATCACGTATACGGGGCCTGCTAACGCGGTCGTCGTCACCGTAACCTTCACCGTCTCCGCGACGGCGTCGAACCTCCAAATCACCGCCTCGCCGCTCGCGCTCGTCTTCAGTGACGTCATCGGCGGGTCTGACCCAGCGACGCAAAGCCTGACTCTCATCAATGTCAATAGTAGTGATGCAAGTTACAGCATCACCAGTTCGGCCTCCTGGCTGTCCGTCTCCCCAGGCGTCGGGGTCGTACCGGCGGGTGGCACCACGCCCCTCACCGTCAGCGTCACAAGTGGGGGCTTATCAACAGGCTTCTATAGCGGCGTGCTCACCTATGTCACATCAGGCGGTACTGGCGTGGTCGGCGCCTCGTTCGCAGTCACGACGGATGCAAGCCATTTAGCTATCGCAGGCACCTTGCAGATCAATAACACCATCGGCAAGCGTTCCACGGCCAGTTTTAGCGCGCTCACCGATACGAGCCTGCATTTTCAGCAGTACCAGCAGGTGCAGATATACGACCCGAAGAACGTGCTGGTCTTTAGCGGCTATGTCTTCGATGCGCCGGCGCATCAGCCAGGCTTCCAGAATACCCTCGTTCACGAGATCACCTGCATTGACCAGCACTACCTGGCAGATAAGCGCATCGTGGCGCAACTCTACCGCAACAATACCTGCGGCTTCATCGTCAATGACATCATCTCAAATATCCTCTCACAAGAAGGCGTGACGGTGGGACTGGTGGCTCTTGGGGCCACCATACCGGTCGCCAACTTCGGCTACTGCACCGTCTCTGACGCGCTGGACGCGCTCGTGCAGGCGGCGAGCGCATCAGGTATTCCCCACTACTGGCAAATCAACCCGGACAAGAGCCTGGATTTCGTGCCATACACGGCGATTGTCGGGCCGACGGTAGACGGAACAACCATTGATGATGGTCGAGCGTCAGGCGTCGTGCCGAAAGTCTCACCCGGTAATATCAAGTATCGCAACACGCAGTATGCCGTGGGGGGCGTAGCGCAGACGCCTTTAAACGATGAGACGGTGCAAGGCGACGGGCAGACACGCGCCTTTCCCTTCAAGTATGACCTTGCTCAAGCGCCCTCACTCTTCCAACTCAACGGCGTCACCAAGACGCTCGGCACCAAAGGGCAGACCGGCTTTCAATACTACTGGGCGCAAGGCGACAAGGTCATCGCGCAGGATAGCAGTCAAACCATCCTCGTCTCGACTGATCGCTTGCACATGCAATACATCGGGCAGTACCCATCCGTGTTTACCGCGCAAAACGCGGCGCAGGTCGCGGCGCAGGCGGCGCTCGACGGCTCATCAGGCATCAATGAAGCGGTGCTCGAAGACAAGACCATCGCCAATGCCAATGATGGCAATGCGAAGACCAATCAACAACTCACGCAGTACGGGATACCAGGCGAACGCTTCCAGTTTGCAACCCTGGATGCGGGGTATGCGGCCGGGCAACTGATCACCGTTATCTACCCACCGCTTGGCTTTGGCACGATCGCTACCTTCACGACTAACTCGTATGTGCCGCGCGCCTTTGGCAGCACGCTCCTCAATGTGCCAATCCAGAACACCGTCATAAGCGGAGCCGTGCAGATGCTGGTGGAAGAGGTGGACACCAGCGACCAGGCCGATAGCAACAATATGTGGAATACGGTCAATGCCGTGGTGGGGCCATATGACACGACCTGGGTTGAGTTCTTCGGCAATCTCTTTAACAAGCCGACGACCATCGCCAATTCAATCAGCCTGGGTGTGACGCTCAACGTGCCACTGGCGCCGTCAACCACCCTGGCACCGTCAACCACCCTGGCGCCAGGCTAGAAAGGAATCTGTCTCATGACGTTTACAACATACGGAAACACGGGGCCATTCACGAACAATGTCGTGCCACCGGGCATTAATGCCACATTCTTGAACAATGTGGAAAACTTCTTAGATCAGATCATCAGTTCCGCCGTGGCAGACTCACACATCACCGCCGATGGCTCAGGCAACGAAACGGCGGTGAGTGTCACGCTGACCGCCTCCGGGACGGGCCTCACGGTGCAGCATAACGCGCAAGTTTCAGGCAATATGACGATCTCAGGCACCGAAACGGTAGCGGGAGCAGCCACCTTCAACGGGTCAGGAACGGGCCTCACCGTGGCGCATAATGCCACGATCAACGGCACGCTCACAGCGCCGACCTATGGCGGCAACCCCACCTTTACCGGCAATGTCTCGCTCAATGGCATCCTGAACTTGATCAATGGCTCGCTTTCGCGTATCGGCTTTGGCTTTAGCGCGATCACGACGGGCGGCACGGCCATCAATCATGGCCTGGGTGCCAGTCCGGTCGCGATCTTCCTCACGCCGAGCGCCAACGTCAATGCCTGGGTCAGCTCAACGGTGACATCATCGATCTTCACGGCGTTTGTCTCGAGCAATAACAACTGCTGGTGGCTGGCTATCGCATGAGGAGGGAAGAAGGCATGGACAGTCAGGATATTCGCCCCATACCAGACCCGACGGTGCTCACCACCGAGGCAAGTAACCGCCTGGAAACCATGCTGCGCACCCTGATCAAGACGGAGATCGAGCACCAGCACGACCTGTTTACCGAGAAGTTCACGCGCATTATCACGCAGTTCGCCATGCTTGAGGACAGGACGGCCGAGCAGAAAAGAGACGTCAAAGACGCACTGGATGCGGCATTGGCAGCCCAAAAGGAGGCGGCGGCTTTGCAAACGACGAGTTTAGAGAAGAATATCGCCAAATCGGAGACGGCGACCAACGAGCGCATCAAAAGCGTTGAGAACGCGCTGTCCACCTCGACCAAGGCCAGTGACGACAAGATAGGCGACTTGAAAGATCGGGTCGTGGCCATCGAAGCGGTGAAACTCGGCAACGTCGAAGCGGTGACAGCAAGCCGCGCCGGTGGCGTCGACGCACGCGGCAACATGGCGGCCATCATGAGCATCATCATGGCCATCATCGCCGTCGCCAGCATCATTATCGCCATTATCGTCGTAACGAAACCATAGAAAGGAACACAAGAACATGGCAGGCAAAGCAACCTACCTGGAAGATCAAGTGCTGAACTACATGAAGGGGACGACCTTTGTAGCCCCCACCACGAATGTCTATGTCGCATTGTTTACCACAGCGCCCGCCGATGACGGTACAGGCTACGTGGAGGTGTCGGGCGGCTCCTATGCGCGCGTGCTCATGGCACGCTCAACCGCATGGTCGGCCATCACCGGCGGCACCTCGCCGCACCAGATCAGCAATAACGGCGTGCTGACCTTCCCAACGCCCACTGTCTCATGGGGGACGGTCGTCGCGGTGGGCATCTTCGATCTCGTGACGCTCAACGCTGGCAACCTCTTGTACTGGAATACCATCACGTCCCAGGCAATCGGAATTGGGGTCGTGGCAAGTTTTGCCATAGGAGCGCTTGTGATATCTGAGGACTAGTTGACGTATCTTACACAATGTGATATACTATACCAATAGGAGGCATATCACATGAAAAAGATGAGTCAAGAGATCGAGTTGAAGATTGTTCAACTGTATCAAGATGGAGCGCGTCCAACGTATATTGCGAAAGACCTGAATGTAAGTGAAAACACAGTTCAGAGGGTGCTTGACAGAAATGGAATAGCCCGACGTGGCCCTGTACAGCGTCGGATGAAGCCTCATCTACAGGCCAGCATTTGCGAAAGGTATGCAGCGGGAGAAAGCGTCAAACTTTTAGCAAAGGATTTTGATGTATCAGTCTTCACTATAAGGGATATCGTGAAATCAAATGGTGGAGAAATCAATCCTAGAGGACAGCAATACAGGAGGTTTACTAACGATGAGCTTGAAACTATGAGACAAATGCGCGATCAAGGAGCTAGCCAGACGGCTATTGCGACAACTCTCAACACAAGCCAAATCGTTGTTAGCCGTGTCATGAAAGAAAATGGGATAGTACCCAATCAGGTTGGACATGCCACAGGTTCGAAACATGCTTCATGGAGAGGCGGGAGACATATTACTCAGAGTGGTTACTATGAGATATGGCTTGACCCGAAAGACCCAATGGCTCCATTTATGCGTAATCGTATGGGCTACGTGCTTGAACATCGCTTAGTCCTGGCAAGAAAGTTAGGCAGACCCTTGAAGAAATCTGAGACTGTTCATCATATCAATGGAGATAAGTTGGATAATCGCTCAGAAAACCTACAGTTACGACAAGGAAGGCATGGCAATGGTGAAGTCTATTGCTGTGCTGACTGTGGTTCACGAAATATTGTGCAATGTGAAATCGAGTAGTTTTTAGAATTGTACGCTTAGTATCTTTTGCCTAGTGCCTGGGCAGTTCGCTGTTCAGACATTAGGCCAAGGGTGATTAGGAGAAACAACATGGCGGTAGGAAGTACCCCAAGAGACTCAGGTAATATCCCTCTCGGATGTGTACTCGTTCCTGGCGACAACACACCGCAAGCCCTGCAAGGAGGGGCAGAATTCACCGATGCTGGCGGCAACGTCTCAGCACCGGCCAGGGTGGAGATCACACCTGGCTCAAAGAAGACCTACACCTATACCATTTCGGCAACGGCCCCGTATGCCACGCCGACTGATTGGGTGGTGCTGCGTGGGTCAGCCACCACGCTCGTCAAAGTCGTGCATATTGAATACTCAGGGGTCGCGACGGCGGCAACGGCGGGCAATATCATTCTGATCAAGAAGCACACGATAGCCAATACAGGTGGCACCAGTACGACCCCTGCGTTCATCAAGCATGATAGCAATGATGCTGCGGGAACGGCGGTGATCTTGCTCTACTCGGTGGCTCCCACCATTGACGGTACGGCGGTCATCTGGAAGACGGTCAGACTGACGTATGGACTGGTCGCGGCGGCGGCTGGCACATGGGCGCAAGACCGCTACGTGTGGGATCATAGCAGTTCGCCATTTGAACCGATGACCTTGCGTGGTGTCGCTCAAGAACTGGCGTTCAACTTTAATAGTGTGGCTATCCCATCGGGCGGCGTGTATGACCTGTCCGTGACATGGACTGAGGAATAGCAGAGCTTTAATCAGGATAAGGCATGAGCTATCAAAGCACTATCCTTGCTGACAGCCCTATCCGGTACTACCGTCTCGGTGAGTCATCCGGGACGGTAGCGACTGATATCGGGAGCCAGGTGCAAAACGGCACGCTCTCCGGCACGATCACGCTCTCGCAACCAGGCTTGCTTGTTGGTGACGCGAATACTTCTATGCTTTTCGGCGGCGGCTCTATCGCGCTCCCCACGACGGGGATGCCAACGAACGCAGTTCCCTGGTCAGCAGAAGCATGGGTAACGCTGACCGCTGCCGACTCCGTGTACCGGTCTGTCCTGACATTTGGCACGTTTACAGGCACTCCGCATTCTGGTATACGGTTTGACTACGGTGGCGGGTTCGGGAATGCCTTTGCTCTCACAAATGTCAATTACTCCTTTAGTATCCTGAGTGGCGCCCTGACTGCTGGCACCACGTATCATCTGGTGGGAACCTATGACGGGACGACGGTAACATTCTTTGTGAATGGGACATCTGTTGGAACGCAGGTCGTCACCCTTACGCTTGGAACTGCTCTTTGCAACATAGGCACAAACGAGGCAGGCAACGCCTGGGCTGGTGTCATTGACGAGGTCTCCTTTTACAGCACAACGCTCTCAACCGGGCAAGTCGCCGCGCACTACACGGCTGGCACAACAGCCCCTGTCATCCTGACACCGCGTTTCATCGGGCGTGCATTGGGTGCAACCATCATTCCTGAGCCGATCAAACAGCCGCTCCCCTATATCAGGCGTGCGTTCGGCTCAACCATTATCTACGAGAACCGGACGTTTGTCCCGCGTGCGTTGGGTGGGGTCTACATGCCTGATACGGTGATGTGGGTGCCGCGCGCACTGGTCAGCACAGAGCAATTCGCGCTCTTGCGTAGCCTCACGCTTGCAGGCGTTGGGACACTCACGCCAACGCTTTCAGCAAATACCGCGCTCAGTAGTACCCTCGCGGGCGTCGGCACACTTGCAGAAACGTTGACGCTGGCTACCGCGCTTTCTGATACCCTCGCGGGCGTCGGCACACTCACCGGGACGCTCACCCTTGCGACAGCCCTCAGTACGACGATAGCAGGCGTTGGGACGCTTTCAGGAACGCTTTCAGCCAATACCGCACTCTCCACAACGGATGCAGGGGTAGGAACGCTCTCAGGAACACTGTCAGCGAACACGGCGCTTGCAGCGCAGCTTGCCGGTACAGGTACACTCACCGGATCACTTTTTGCGGTAAGTCAGCCACTTCCCTACATCGGGCGCGGGCTGCTTTCAACCATCGTCTACGAGCAACGGACATTCATTCCGCGCGCCATAGCGGGAACCTACATTCCTGATACGATCTTGCCGGTGCCGCGTGCGCTGCTCAGTACGATACAGGCGACGGTCGGGCTTTCTTGCACGCTGGTCGGGGTTGGCACCCTCACAGGAGTCCTATCAGGTCCAGGAGTTCTTACATGTACGATGGCCGGGGTTGGAACGCTCACCGAAACACTCTCACTGGCAACAAGCCTGACTGATACTCTGGCGGGCGTTGGCACCCTCACAGCGACGCTCTCACTTGCCACAGCCCTGACCGAAACGAATACAGGCATAGGCCAGCTTTCAGGTACCCTTGCAGCGAACACCGCCCTGAGTTTGAGTATGGCA